CTCTTCCGATCTATGCAGGGAGGGGGTGCAATTTTGGCGACCCCCCCCTATGTCTTTTTATTCATCGTCGGGTACTTCTCTTGTAACTTTTTTAAAAATGTCAAGAAAATCTATTTCGATTAACTTATCAATTGCTTCTTCAATTGCTTTATCGTATTCAACTGAAGACATGTCTTCTGAAATTTTTGCTATGCGCATCAATTTTCCACAAGTATCGTAACCTTTTTCACAATCAAACAGAAACCAAGAATCAAACTGTTCAAAAGGATCAAAAGGATTGTCGAATGTTGTGATTGTTGTTTCAATTGCCATAACAATTCAACTCCTTTCAACGTTAACTAAAGACTAATCAAACATTAGTTAAACTATTAACTATTCAAAAGTATTATTAATGTTGTTACTTTAGTTTCTAACTCAATAGCAACAAACATTCTTTTAATGTTAGTAAAGAACGATTGGTCTAGAAGTTGTTATAGAATCAACTACTAACTATTAGCTTTTAATGTACTTAGATACTGTTGATGTAGAAACTCCAAGCTTTCTTGCTATCTCATCCAAAGTGTAGTTAGAATTAGCAAGAGCTTTAGCTCTACTAACTTGTGCTGAGCTAAGTTCTTTCTTTGTCTTTGGTGTAGCAAGCTCTCTTAATTTGCCAGTGTCTGTATTATTCAGTATCTTAATAAGTTGCGATTCACTAATAGCTCCTTTTTGAATAGCTTCCCATTCTCTATCAGTGATCAATATGTCTCTCTTTCTTCTAGCTACAGAGCCTACTTCATCTCTATACTTTGTCATAGCTCTTTGATTTGCTTTCTTTATATCGTCATATGACATATCAGGATTAGACTCTATCTTCTTTTTAACTTCTGCATTAGCCATTCTTTGAGCAGCTCTCTCTTTAGGCTTATTCATTTCTGCTTCTGCTATTTTTTTCTTAAGGGACTCTACTTCTTTAGAATATACTCGTGCCTGGTCCGCAGAATATGCTATTTTTCCAGTACGGGACTCCTCTATACGTGCCTGCCGTGCCAGGGACTTCATATAGTTTGCATAGTCCGCATATACCAACTCCATAGGATGTCTTGCTGATGATACAAGGGAATATGCGTCATCTGTTTCTGCCATATTCGTACTCTTCTGAGTTTTAGCCTCCATTTTATAAGTTAATTTTCCATCTCTACTTGTAAATTTTACTTCTCCTGTGTTTGGATCTTTAACTTTTATAGCAGCGTATTTTGCTTTTGCTTCAGAGTCATCTTTGTTATATGTTATTTTTTTACCATCTAGAGTAGTATATGTAATAGTATTCTTATTTTTATTTTCTGTCTTTACTGCTCTATACAATTTATCTGGATCAGCAGTATTATAAATTAATGAACCTTCAGGTCTGCTAGGATCATACCATTCCTTCCCTTTCAAATTTACTTTAGGTGATCCTTGCCTTTTTTCTACACTATATTGTCCTTTAGCTTTTGAAATTATAGTTGCAGCGCCTCTTGAATATTTAACATTACCGTCTTCATCAATATAACTTCTATATTTTTTATTAAGAGCAGCAATATTATTATCTTTCTCGCTTTGCTTATAATCTAATTTATGTTTCTCTGCATCTATAACAACCATACTATGACGTACAGCTCTCGCTAACTCGTCTGGTTTTGCTCCTGCTAACGTCATGTCAGTAATAAGATTGGATATCATACCCATCTCAGTACCTTTGCTTTTCTTGTTCATTAATTTAATATTTCTACCCTTATACGATTCTGGTCCATATTCTACTTTTGGATCGAACCCCTCAAGACCTTTTAAAGGATCTGTTGATTTTATTTTTACACGTCCTTTTGGATCGTGTGTCGGAATACACATTACAGTGTCTCCATCAAAGTCTGCTCCAGATAGTCTTTCTGCTACCTTACTGTTTATTCCAACAGCATCTATAGCATCTGTACCAATGAGTTTCCTTGCTTCCGCATGCTTATTATTAACGGTTAATATAGGAATTTCGAATGTTCCTCCATGAGGATATCGAATAAGGGCTATTTTTGTTCCATCCTTATAGTTTGGTGCATATACTTCTGTATCTTTTAAACTATTGATAGGTAATATAGCATGGTATTTTTGTCCTGGTAATGCCGCTGCTTTTAGGTCTGCTGCAGCTTTGTCACAACCATCTGCAAATTCTCTAAGATAATGCTTTTTAATAGTAGGGTTGTTTATTGTCAAAATATCGTCATATTCCGCTGATTTGTCTTTCTTTGCTAAATCTAATTGTTTTTTTGCTAACGGTAACGACTGCTTAGATAAAAATTGAGAAGGTATAGAGTTAGCCCAATCATCCCAGTCTCCTTCATCAGCTCTTTTATTAATAAGACCTAATTTAGCATTTGGATCTTTGGAACTACAACGTTTTCCAGTTTTTGAGTCATACCAATATTGGCCTCCTTGATCGGCGTCTTTAATAGTAGATCCAAATGGATTGTCAGGGTCGTCTTGTATTTTCTTTAATACATCCATCTTAGAAACGTCTTTTGTTTTATTAGTGTTAAATATAACGTCAACTCCATCAGGCATATTATCAGAATATACAGCCATACCCTTCAAATAGTGAGTTTTATCTACCATGATTCTTACTTGCGAATATCTCGATTCTCCAAGATCCAAATCAGGAACGCCTCTTCTTAACTCTATAACTCCATCTCTTTCTATTCCTCCATCTTCTTTATAACGAATTTGAAGACGTTTAGAATCTAGGCTTTCTGGATAATGAAACCTCTTTTCAAAAGTTTCTCCGCCATCTCTAGAAATGAATTTATCTTCATTAAGAGCATGTACTTTTTCAAAATTATATATTTCTTTATGCTCTGTTCCTGGAACACAAATAACTTTCTGATTAGTCTGTTGCCCAGGATTAGTAGGCTGTGGTATTCCTCCCTTATAAACTGGATAGCCTTCTCTCTCAAGTAAATATAGAGCTTGATTAAGCTTCTCTTTAGATATATTCAAATCTCTTTCTGTTCCAGCTCCTATATCAATCATACCTTTCTCATCAACTTGCTTCTTGATAAAATCGGCAGTATTTCTAGCAGCCATCATTCTTGATTCGGATTTAGCATTTAATAGAGAACGAACAGAAGATTCGTTAATACCCATTATCTTTCCTATTTCAGTAGCACCAAGACCATCTTCTTTTAAAGATTTAGCTCTTGCTACATCGTACATTCTTCTTTCGTCTTTACATATTGCTTTCTCCATTCTATATTTTGTTGTGGTAAGGCCGAACTCTTTCATTATATTTTCAGGAGTCTCTTCCCATCCATTTTTCTTAAGCTCATCTACTCTAGCCAAAAAATCTTTTCCATGCTGATAAGGGTTCTCCCCGCTACCGTAAGGATATCTTCCAGATCTACGTGGCATACCATAATGAGCAAGCTGTTCTTCGTCCCATTCTCCGCAACCAATGTATCTCGAAATATCTTCTGCAACAGGATTCATTGCTTATACCTCCTTACCATCAATACTTTCTAACAACTTGTTTAAATGGATTATCTTATCCATGATTGGCAAAATATCTTCTGCCGTAGGATTATGTACGATGATTTCATCATCTTGGTAAATTCTTAATTCCATATCGATTTCTCCAGGCTTTACTTTATACTCCAAACAAAAAAGAGCCGCATAGATTTCTAGCTGCTCCATGTGTGCTCGTATTTTACCTGTCTTCAAATCGTGAATTCTAAGAACGTTATCTCTAAAACAAATAGCATCAGCAGTACCAAAGAATCTAGGTGAGTAAAATAATACAACTTCAGTACTCATCTTGAAACCTATTGCATCGTTTACGTAAGAATATAAAGTCTTCTTAGACCTAGGCTGCTTTATTCCTAAGTCAATAGTGTCTTTCGCCCACTGATGCAATCTCGATCCAATTTCTGATGCTTTCTTATTCATAAACACTTCAATAGCTTTATCATCGTCATACCTTAACCAGCTTGACTGACTTGGGCTAAATGGCGCATGCAATCCTTCAAGGTTGGAATACTCGTGAAATTTCATAAAGCACTTCCTCCTTGTTCTCAGGATATATGAATGATGCGTAGGACATATCATTCATTTTGTTTACATAATAACTTTGGTTGGGCCTAACCGAAGCGTTAGCTGTTTTCTTTCCTTCCAGTGCTGCCCACTTGTCTTTATACAAAACAAGCAAATCTGGTATACCTTGAATCTCATTCGGATCAAGATGAACAACAATGCAGCCAGGAAATAGATTTTTCAAATCTTGAATTAGTTTCGTTTTAAATCTGTTCTCTAGCATTAGAGTTCTCCTTTCTCTAAAAAATGAACAGGCACTATGTCGGAGGATTTTTAAATGAACAAACGATAGAATGATAGTCAAATTCCTAAGATAGTCACATAAAGCTATTTCTAAAAAGGGGTGATCTGTGGGTATAAGGTATGGTTACATAGTATTAAAAATCACATAGTGCCTGATCAAAACAAAAAAAAACAAAAGAGAAAATCACCGAAAACCGGCATTTTTCTCCTTTTCTCTCATAAAAGGGCTTGTTTTTCACGCGAATCAGAATTTTAAGAAAAGTAAAAAAGAAGAGCGCTTGTATTCTAAGCGCCCATCAATTAAATCAAAGAATATACTTGTTGATGTCTACGTCATCTTTATCCATGTGTTCTTTAATTTCTTCTATTAGCTTCTTGTGCTCTTCGATAGATTTCTTGTGTTCGATGCATTTACAAATTCTATCTATGATTGCATAGAGCATAATAAACGCAACAACGATGAATATCATAAATTTAAAAGTAAGCATAAGTTTCTCCTTTCTATCAATACCAATAAGTAAAATCATCCATGCTACATCCTAAAGCCATAGCAATCTTACGAACCATGTTTGCCGATGGACAGGCTTTACCAGTAAAATATCTGCTTATCATCGATTGTGGTATTCCTGTCATTTCAGTAAGATCTTCTTGCGTCAATCCTTTTCTGTTCATAATTCTTCTTAGATTTATCCCGAACAAATATGCGTACTCTTCGTGGTTCATGGTTTTACTATTTGGCGGGAGCTCTATAAGTTCACTGTCATGAACATAGTAAGAGAATATTCTCTCGTCATTAAGCCATATAATAATTTCATGAGCATTAATAACCATAACTTCAATAACTCTTGAATGAATATGTGGATAATCTTCTTTTAGCTCTCCAAGCATGTATTCTTCTCTCTTTTTATTAACATCAATCATTAAATCCTCCTTTCTCATGTTTGTGGCCAAATGCCCGGGTAAATTGCGTGAAACTTTTATTTTTAATTTTTATTACTTATTAGTAATATTTTCACCTTTACGGTTTATAAGAAAAAAAGTGGGCATTTGGCCAAAAATGCCCGAAAACGTTGAAATTTCAATGGTTTCAGCGTTTTCCAAAAGTGGGCAAAAGCCGGGCATAGGGTGGGCATTTGGCCACATTTTTTGCCCAAATTTGCCCCTTTTTGGCTCGTGGCCAAATATAAAGTGGGTTTGGCCACTTTAAAAGTGGGCATAAAACGACAAATATTTTACAAATCTCACACAAAAGTGGCCACAAATCTCACTCAAATTCAACCAAATTTCACTCAAAATTGACCAAAAATCACACAAATCTAAGCAAAAAATAAGACCCGATGTTGTCATCGAGCCCTATTTTTAGACATTTTTTAGCCTTTAAAAATGAAATTCTGTACCAAAAGGATAGTTTTTAACCGCCTTTGCAAAGTCTTTTTCGATCTGTTTACCCTTTATTTTGTAGCCAACTATTCCGCCAGCTACACCTACTCCAAGAATAATCAGTTCTAAACTGTAATCCTTCGCAATCTGCTTAGCTTTTTCTATCTTTCTCATGGTGTCTACCTCCTATCATAATTAACACCTATAACTGTCCATAACAGACCTTGTCATCTACGCGATTCAACTTCTCCTTCCTTACAAATATAATCAGCTCCGACAATCTTAATCCCGCCATAATTCCAAAGATCGTCTTTAGCCTTTTCTATATCTAGTTCTCCGTTCTGCCATTTGTCATAATACTTAACTAACATATCAGCAAACGCAGAAATTTCTTCCGATCTTTCATTCTCATCAAGGTCATACCAATAATAATCAATCAAAACCTGTATAGGCAGTATTAACGTCAACATCATAGCAATATCTACAGATTCAAGCTTAATCTCATCAAGACGTTCTTTAATACTCTTCTCTATAAGAATATCAAGCTGCTCTTTAGTAAGGTTAAACGTGGCATTCTCTCTTTTATTTTTGTCACGTTTATTCCTTCTATAATAAGCCCTAGACATTGACACCACCTCCTATCTGCCAAATTTGATAAGACTCAGTTCCAAGTCTTTTATTCGTTCCATGACAGTGTTAAGGCCCTCGTACGCATCGATAAGCTCTGTTGACATGTTACCACCAGTTCTTTCGATAGCCCTTCTCAAAATTTCCTGAGTCTCCTTAACCGCTTCAAATCTAGCAAAGCTATCCTGTGATGAGAAGCTAAACTTTACAAATCTCCTTTCGTTAGGTACATTAACAGTAAATTCATGTGTCATATCAGTTTTTTCGATTCCTCTTCTAATATCATCTTTGCTAATTACGTTTGACATTTCGTTTTCTCCTTTCAACAATTACATTTGTCTTCCTAATAAATAATCCTTCCAAGAATATGTTTCTCCATTACTAAGCATAAAAATATGAGGATACTTCTTTACTACAAATCCTCTAATCGTAATCTCATTACTTTGATAGCTAGTCTTTCTTCTAAAGCGAATATAATCACCAATATTAGTTTGTTTTCTAAGGTCATACACATCCTGTACGGTATAACCAGCTTTAAGAGCCGTCATAAACATAGTAGTTACCTCCACAACCTACCAGTCTTGTTGTCCCTAAGAGTTATACGTCCTTCCAAGTTAAAACCAGACAATTCACAAATATCAAAGATTGTATACAGAAGCTTAAAAAATCGCTTAGATTCTTCGTCATGTTCTTTATCTCTGTCTACCTTTTTAATCGCAGAATATGCGGTAGGATCCACAGCTCCTGAACCGTTATGTAAAACATCCTTATCGCCAGCCATACTATTCATATTTTTCTCCTTTCTTATGAGCTTCTATTCTGTTCTCCCAACGCTCAAGCTTCTCTGTACGAATATCACGAATCATGCCTACCCATCCTTTACGGTTTACAGCAATCTCATGGATACATAAATATACATCCGCCATCTCCTCTAAAAGATTAGCCTCAGCAGCCTCAAAGTCTACAGGCGTAGGGTTCTCATCTCTAATCTGTCTAGACAATTTAAGACAAGCATGAGCAAGCTCAGAGCATTCCTCCGCACACTGCTCTAACATGGCAGGCATTCCGATTTCTTTAATGATTTCCATTTACTCCTCCTTTACTTAACGCCATTCAAAGCCTTTTTAGCCTCTCTAAAGTCCTTAGAGCTAGTTATACTCCTGTAACATTTAGACGTAACTTCCTTGATGATCTCATCTTTATACTCTTCAATAAGTTCTCTCATGCATTCACGAACAATATCTTCGAATAAAGAAGAATGACCATAATAGCTATTCAAACCAAGTTCGTCCAACATCTTTTTATAAAGATCTTTCTTAATCTCTTCTATAACCCCTTTTTCTAACACTCTGCTAAAAGCATCATCATCCCAATTAACCGGAATATTAATTATCTGCTGTGACATAATTTACTCCTCCTCTTCATCTTCATCAAAGTTAAATGGCTTTGAAAGCTCATCAACCACAAATATAGCTCCGAATACAAACGTGATAACAACTAAACACATTATAAATGCAGACATGATTTATTCCTCCTTCAAAGACTGGTCCATACGTTCTTCGATAACTTTCCTAATAACATCAACACAATCCGGGCAAATATCGAAATATTCGATTTCTTCTGGTCCTAAAAAACCAACATTTTCAAATTTAAGTCTGTTAATTTCTTTTATGTTTTTCGGATAAGGATAATACCTTCCGCAAATATCACATTTGAATACTTTAGCCATCGTTTTCCTCCTTTAAATTTATCTCTCTGATAGTTTCTTCTTTCATCTGTGCAATATAAATCTGTACAGCAGCTTGAAGTATATATTCGTTAGATGGTTTAGAATAAAATACCGATCCACAAGAACTATACACATCACGAAGAAGCTCTTTAAATCTCATCGCTATCTTCTCCTTTCTTAACATTAAACTTCTTTCTCAAAAACTCCGGACCGCAAATCAACTCAGAATATGGCAGACTCTCGATCCACTCCATAAATCCAACGCTCCACTCATCAAGCTTATGATTCTTACGAGACTCATAAATATTCGCCAATACTTCATAGTTCAGCATCACAGTACGCTTCTGGTTATAGCTGCTAGGAAGAAGCTGAATCATTTGCCACCAATAACACTTCTTTAACTTCTGCAAACGTAGCATTTCGTCAAGTTCCATATCGTTTTCGAGATGTTTAGATGTTTCAAGATATTTTTCTCTGGCAACATTTAACGATGCTATGACGTTATCCATAGTTACCATCCAATGCTCCTCTTCAAAGTTGTGCATGTGTTCGATACTAAAGTCCTCCCTTTCAAATCTTTTATTGTGAATCTTGTGCATAGTTGAGCAAGAGTTAGCAACAGTACCAACTTTGTATGTATCGAACTCTTTCCACCAATATAAAGGCGCAGTAATATCCACATACACTGCAATCATCCTCATAAACTTACGATGATCCGTACCGGCGTTGCGAAGACGCTTCATCAAATCGTAATCGTTCGGACCGATAATATATTTAGTTTCAATATCACCATCACTAGCATTACAGAACTTAACATGTGGGCAATACGAACAATTATCTGGTCCATTAGTCTCGCAATATCCACTATCGCTCTTCTCCCAAGAGTTCATAGGATTTCTCATGCCTCTTATCGCATGCTCCCAACCTACTACTTCAGTGTTTTCGAATTTAATCATCGTTTTTCTCCTTTCTTTTCCACATAATTTAATAAATAATAATATATCGACTTACAACGATTTTTATTTTTACATTCTACAGTTGTAATACATCTAACAGAATCATCAAATTCATCAATTTCAATTTTATCTACATCAGCTTCAAAATCTGCACAATTTTCACAGTATTTCTCAACACTAAGACTAATGCTCATCACTTTCTCCTTTCTTTAAAATACTGTTTTAACTTATCTACCATTTTTCTATTTACTCGATCGAAAGTTAAACCGACACAATGCAACGTTACTGGAGAATGAAGAACCATAGAAGGCTCGTTGTCAAAATAATAAGTTTCACGCTCTTCAGCAGGTATTTCGCAACATGCATACCAAAACAAACCATGTTTAAATGAAATAATTTTTAGGTTAATCATCCTTTTCTCCTTTCTCAAAAAATGTTAAAAACGATCTAAATCTCTTTTAACCGCTTCATCAATTTCTTTTTCGATTTGTTCCAAACGTATCTCCCCTTCAGTTTTCCCCTCACGAATATCCATAAGGCGATCCAGTTTTTCTTTATCAGGAAGATGCGATCTAGTAATAGTTAACTCTGGAATACTTCTATAAAACTCCTGATCGAAGTTTGCGCTTAGTGTTAAACCAGTTATGGCATCCATTTCGCCAACAATATCTTCAGCGTTATCCTTTATCATCTGTCCTAATGTTTTTACGCATTCGACAAGATAAGCTCTATATTCTTCGCTAGTCATTAGTCTCTCCTTTCTTTAAAATATTGCTTTATTTTATCCATCAGTTTATTGGTAGCTCTGCTGTAAGTTAAACCAATACTATCCAATACTACAGATGAGTAAATGGTTTCGTAAGGGTTGCTATCGCAATATAAAGTTTCTTGTTCTTCTGGAGGTATTTCGCAACAAGCATACCAGAACAAACCTCTTTTAAAAATAGTTACTCTAATACTAGTCATACCCACATTCTCTCCTTTCTTCCTATAGGCAGGTTTCGATTATCAACTTTGTTTGCCAAGCAAACATAAGGGCAATTGTGATAATCAAATATCCGCCCCATATACTTTTCCTGTAACTTCCTGATTCTGCATTTTTCGCAGTTTTTCATCATTCGTTTTTCGCTTATCATTTCGTTTACCTTTCAAAACAAAAAGAGAATTCTATTAAGAATCCTCTTCTTTAAGTAACAAAACCATTTTAGAAAACAGTAAAAACACACCTATTCCTATAGTAACTAACCCTGGTAAAATTTGTCCATTGAATTTGCAATTTATCCAAAGTACAAAAAATCCAAATATGATTGTACCTATACCTATAAGTCTTTCTTTTGTTTTCTTTTTCATTTTCTTTCTCATCTTAGTTACCTCCTATTATATAGGATGTTACTTACGCGATTTACTCCTTTCCAACAAATCTCATTTCATTGAAGTTTTTTTTATTCTTAAGCGCTCTGCTTATAGCAATATCAATAGACGATCTAGACTTTAGATGATAGTAAAATAAGTTTATGTATGGAGTGTTCATTCTGTCCACACGACCGGCTGCTTGAGTCATCATTTTATATGAATAGTTTTGAGAGAAGAATATAACAACATTTGTAGTTGTACATTCCCAACCCTCTGCCGCAGCATTATATTGACATAAATATACCCATTTATTTCCAGAAGGCAATGGTTGATGTTTTTGACCGTTATATTCAGCCACCTCAACATCATCTCCATAATGTATATTTCTTAAAATATCCAGCTCGTAATTATAGTTGTAAAATACGATAACTCGATCATGTTCTTCTAATAATTCTAGAAGTTTATCTTGTCTCGATTGATCTGAATTAACGATTTTTCTCCATACATAACAGAGTTCCGAAGCATTTTTTATAGGCTTATCTTCATATGGATTCCATCTATTTCTACCAACATCTTTATATAACCGAATATCAAAATCGCAATAAACATCTTCGTGATGTGCGTTTATTTGATGTTTGTAATTCATTTGCACTAAGACTTTTCTTCTTAATCGATCTAATCGTTGAGTGTTAATATACCTATCGACTTTCGGATACTTAGTGAAACGAGAATATACAACATGCTCTCTAATAAATTCGGTTCTGTTTTTAAAGAAACCGTTAGCGAGGAAAACGGGTACATAATCCATGTAAGTGTCTCCCGGAGTTGCAGTGAGTAGAATCCATTTATTAGACTTAGCAATTTGTAGAAAAGATTTAACCCATGCCCCATTACCAACGAGACGCTGTTCATCTAATATAAAGAACGCTCCTTCTACGTCTTTATACTTTCCTATATTATTCCATGAGTCTACTACAACTTTATTGCTATATAATTCATCTTCCTCCGGATGTGTCGTCATGATAAAGTTTGCTAACTCTCCATTCCACTCCAGAGAATTCCGTTTCTTAGCAGTCGTGATTATATATAAGTCTTGCGGATTCTTCATTGGAACATAACCGTTCTCATCAATCCAACCTCCGTTTTCTTTGAAGTAATAGAATATTCCAGTACGGCTTTTTCCGCTCCCTACGGATCCGCATAATATATTACCGTTCTGCAATTTTTGTACAGCTTCCATCTGATAATCTCGAAGGAATGGCTTGCGTTTAGGTTTGATTTCATCGGCGTATTCAAAGTGTAATCCTTTATGGGAATCTCGATCACCTCTAGCGCATGCTCCTATATGTGCTGGATTACCGTTTATGGCTCTAGCGCATTCACCTATACTAATAAATTCCTCTCCTGTTTCGGCAATACGTATACGCTTTGACGTAGAAAACAAATCGTTTTTAACTGCGTGTAATTGATTTTCTTTACCAGTACACCATTCTAAATTTTCGACACGGTTATTGGATTTATTTCCGTCTATATGATTTACTTGAGGTTTATTATCAGGATTTGGTATGAAAGCTTCGGCTACTAAACGATGCAATAATTTATTATAATGCTTCCTTTCTTTTACAAAGCATAATTGCATATATCCGTTAGGTTTTTTAACGGGTGTTAATTCTATCCATTCTTGTCCGCGATTTCTACTTCTAACACGTCCTTCTGTACTAACTTGATATCCAGGAAAACCTTCAATATCTTTCCAATATTCATCCGCCAAAACATCACCTCCTTCCTACAAGAACTCAATTCCCATATTACTTTTCCTTATTAGAGAATATTTTTGATGCTAAACCTTCAAGACTCTTACTTATCTCTGAAGTATCAAATCTTAACCCTATCGTTCTTTCTTCTTCCTCTTCCGGCAGCCACTTCTTAAACTCATTACAATAGTTACCCTTGTTTCCAAGAGCCTTCTTAGATATAGCCATAGCCAGACCCTTTTCTGCATCATACGGCTCTCCATCCTGACACTTTACGACTGTCTTAGATCCATCAGACCAGAATACGATAGTAGCGGGATCGTTGAATATAACTTTTTTGATAGATGGTGTAGATATTGATGATGCTGATATTGATACTGATTTATAACCATTATAACGAATCGTTGATTTTCTTTTAGGTGTCATTTCGTTTCTCCTTTTGTCTTTCTTTTTTAAAGTTATGGTGTTAAGTTCATTTGTTGAAATAGTTACTTCAATATCGAAGATTTTATAATTAAGCGGATCTCTACAATTAAAAGAAACACTTTTACTAATTCTATCCCATACATCTGCACCAATTATCCACGTATAATCGTCTTCTCTGATGTTTCCAAAATATGTGTATCTCTCAGTACTAAGCATCGAATCCATTATATCGAAAATAGATTGCGGGCTAAGACCTTCAAAATATCTATGTCTCTGCATTTCATTTCTCCTTTTATACATATAACCTTCCGTTATAAGGACGTTTTTCTTTTATCATGTCGTACCAACATGAACTGTGAATATACTGTTTAATTCCGGTTCTTGTAACAACTAACTCTGCATTATTAAAATGCGGATTCTGTTTCAATACATTATCCGGAACCGCTTCAACGCTATCTCCACATAACGGACATCTTGTGTTAATAATTAATCTCCTAGCCATGAATATCAATCCCTCTCAATTAGTTTTACGTTCGTAAGCACATAATCCCAACTGGTTCCCCAGTGAGTAACTCCCCAAATATAAACCTCTAGATTCTCGTTGTAGAATACTACTTCGTCCGTATACTTTTTTAAAAATTCATACCCACGCTTAGAGATAATATAATCGGAACAAATCATCTCCTTAAACTCACCATTAACAATTTTCCAGTCAAGCATAGTTCTGTCTCTGATGGTGTTGTTTAATATACAATCTTCTAAAATATTAGCTAAAGCTTTGTAATCTAAATATCCACGCTCCAATCCTGTCTCAGATACTTGAACTCCATAAACTTTACCGTTGTACATATCGATTGCGTTTTTCAAAATGATCCATCCCTTTTCGTTTTAGTTTTGTAAATATAAAAGAAAAGACCCAACGTTTTTAACGCTGAGTCCAATCTTTGGTGTTAAAGTCTGGTAAATCATCGCTAGCTTCAGTTCCCATAAGCATAAAACCAACGTTTTCGTCCCAGTCACGTATAAAATATTTTTTGTCGCACATCTCTGCATATTCCTTCGCTTGCTTTAGCGATAAATATCCATGATGTTTTAAATATTCTGACGCGATTGGTCCGAAATCTGTTTTTACCATTTCTATTACTTCTTCGTCTGAAGCTCCGATATATTTTTTATACATACTCATTCTATTCACCTCCATTAAAGAGGTTGTTCTTTACGCGATTCATCCTCCACATAATTGATAGGCCTTTCAGAATATAAGTTTATGGGAATATCTAGACACTCGTCACAAACAGATTCGTAGTCATCGTACCCCCAATACTTACACTTCCTGCAGAACTTATCATACCTAACCTCTTTATAATCGTAATCACTTGCCACTATTAAGCACCTCCTTTCTTCCCTGTGATATACCCATTCTGTAGAACAGATAGAACGCAACAGTTGCTGCTACGTAAAGGGTTGATGTGCGAACCCTAATTTCCTTGGTTTCCTTAGTCTTCATACTTTTCTCCTTTCGAATTACCTTTAAAAATATAAAAGAAAAGACCCAACGTTTTTAACGCTGAGTCTTGACTTCTAATGTGCGATAATTATCTCCGTAAATATAACCATCTTCAGATATGTCTGATACAAATGCTAAATTTAGTCTAGCAATATTTTTATGCTCTTTACATAGACATTCTTGTATGTTTCTGCAATCTTCATAATACTCATCGTAATTATAATCGTTGCACCCAACACAAATATCCATACAAGTTTCAAATTCGATATCTGCTATCTCTTCAGCATCATCAAACCGATCTAAAAAAGTTTTAATGTCTTTAACGTTCATAATCATTCACCTCCATTAAAGAGGCTGTAAATATCGCGATTAGAACGGAATATCGTCCTCAGGGAATTCTTCCATCGCATACTTCTCTGCAAAGATATCTTCCTCGATGGTTACATACATAGTCTTAAGATAAGCCTTGATACCAGTCTTACCATTAACCTCCCAGTGTGAAGGGTTAATGATAAGGTCTACGTTCTTAATCTCCGCATAATCGAGCGAATCAATGGTATCCTCATTAAGCAAAGTCTGATTCTTCCTCGTAATCATCGTAACCTTAGGAGGGAAGTTATCAAACCTAACCGTTACCTGAATATAATACTTAGGCTCCTCATCTTCATCACGAGGAGCAAGAATTCTAACGTTCCAACCGTCGTTAATCATTTCCTGTGCTTTATCAGCATCATCAATGAACACACAGAAGTTTCTATTGCCTTCCCTGTTATACTTGGTCTCCTTACCAGCGAAGTTCCTAAACAATATCTGTGCGTTCTCAATAATAAGATTTTCTCTTCTTTCGTAAGCCATTACTTATTCTCCTTTTCTATTAAAATGGTATTATGTTATTAAGTTGTAGTTCTGAACCTTCGTACGGATCATCGGATACGAACCATTCGAAATCGCCGTACTCAGATATGGTTTTAACTGCTTCATCAACAAGTCTGTCATAATATGAACGGTCTATACTTTCTCTAAGTTCCTTGACGGTATATACCATCTCAGATTCAAGCCAGCGATATCCCTTTGACCCTGTAGCAGCTCCAAACTTCTGGTTACCGTCTTTATCCTTTCCTTCACGGAGTAATATACCTCCACCAACTCCAGACTTCACAGGACAGAACTGACCAACCTTTCCTATGAAATGGTAACTATGCTCTCCTTCAGGAAGATTCTCATTCGTATCCAAATATAAAGCTGTCTTAACTTCAAAAGTCTCGCATAAGTCATTGAATAAAATTTCTTCCTTACTAAACAGAGTCTTAAATATGTATGGTACTGCGAACTGCTTTCCTGTTGCTGTCCACTCTCCTGCATGCTTACCGTCTTTATACTTCGCAATATATACGGCATCGTTAACAAGGCACATTCTTTCGTATGTAGCCTCGTGCTCAAATGTATAACCGTACTCCTCACCAAACTTCATGACAAAGTCGATTATCTCTGGTGTAGCATCAGCTATCTTGATCGAGTCTGTCTTGATATGAACAACAGTGAATCCTTTCTTCTCAACCTCATCCTGGAGTAATCTCATAAATAAAGCGCCCCTAAGAGCGACAATATTATTCTTATTACGGTTATCTCTGAATGGATTGTCGAAGCTCGCTGATGTTAGGCCATATACAGAGTTGATGGCTATCTTCAAAGCCTGTGCCAAGTCTTTAGCCGTAGACTCATCTCTTAAATATGGTTCAAGTCTTCCACCGAACATCTTTCTAGCAGACTCATAGTCGCCATGCTTTATGAATACACGAGCGTCTAAAATATCAGTGAAGTTCTTGGTGTACTCACCGAAGCAGTTCATAGCTCGTATAGAGTTAGGATGCAGGCTCGCAATATCAAGCAAAGCTACATTCCCATACATTCCAGGTTCCGCATATACATACCCTCCAAATCCTAAGTCTGTATCCATAAATATGTTATGGTACTTCTTGTCTTCTTCGGAATATACAAACTCGTAACCTGGGAACTTGTTCTTGTCTTTAGTACCGTCAGTTCTTTCGCCTGTAGCGAGGTCAGTATATACAAGAGCAGGTTTCTTTTCCTTACCAAATATAATTCTAGTAGTAAGCGAGTTTGTTGTACTGTTTACAGGCATGCCAGCCAAATCAGCTAATATCTGTCTAGCTGTAAAGTCGCCCTTGCAATGATTGAACACCGCTTCAGTTGCTATAACGTCGTTGTCACAATATTCGGCCACTTCAACCCATCGCTCTTCAGGAACAGGCTGATCCCAAGGTAAACCAAGTTCCTGGTGGTGAATACCCAATTCTACTTCCCATTTTTTCAGAGACTGTTTTTTAGCCGCAAAGTCATAAACGTCCGTGTACGACAAATTATAAGCCTCGCCAAACATATACTTATTATTCTCGCCTTTAGGAGCTCCTATGATCTTTGTAGACAAGTTAAATAACTGTTCGTTCGTATACCCCATAAGTCTCGCATACAGCAGATGGTTATCATAACGTCTACAATTAAACCCTACAAGCTTGAGTTTTAAGAGTTCTTCAATCTCTGAAGGCGTAGGATTTATCATCCTAACGACAGGTACTCCTTCACCTTCCTTCTTCCAATTGACAAGGAATAAGTTAGGAAATACTTCAATATCGAAAAATACAATAGGGCCGTCCGTAGAATCTATTGAATCTGATGACTCTTCGGATTTAAACGGCATTTTATTAACCAACTTAATACAATAATCCGCCTGATGTGTGCTACCTGCAGCAAACGCCAGTACAGCACTTTTCATATCCGTTACGTCGTATTTAAGTCCATCATCGTAAGCTTTATTTAAAATATGATCTATAAAGTCTATACTTGGCTTAGTTGCTGCGTGTATCTCCTTGTTAAGATTCTTTTTAATCAACGTCCGTAGCCCTTTTTCGCTCTTTACGGCATCAAAATTTACCATCTTTTTATCTCCTTTCAGTGGTAAGCCAGAGCTAATAGTAGCTATAGGTAAGTTGTTGCACTTAGTTAGTTTTCTTCTAAGCGAACTCTTACCTGTGAACACTTTAACTTCTATGTGGTCAGAATATACACGACTCAGTTTTGATACATCTCCAGTATAAATATAATGAAGATGTACACCAGCGCCGGATTTACTGAGTTCTGCATATGTCTCAGGCCACTTGCTAGCTTCTTCAACATTCCGTTCGTAGCATTTATTACCTTCTTCGTCAAGAATATCAAAATCTATAACAATATGATTCTCCGGAACCTTCACGTAGTGAATCTTACTCGTATCAAGTTCCGAGAGAGTCGTTGTAACGTTGTCCCATTTTTTAGATGGTGTCTCATTAGATGTTGCATACTGAGCAGGGCAGTCCTTATACTCCTTGTCAAATATAGACTTGGTGCAGTTGAACTTAATCTTTTTAGGCTTGTTTTCAGGAATATCCCCACCGGGATTTTTCTCGTTCTTGAATTTGTCTTTCTTGAAGCCTTTGTAGTAACTTCTCACTCTAGTACCGTCATCTAATACATATCTATCTGAATAATCCTTAAAATAGTTCTTGAGTTCCTCTTTAAATATCCTCTGAGACTGCGGATATGGAACTCTAGCTTCTTCACAATATGTCCTGTACATCTCCCAAGCCTGCTTAAGTGTTACCCCATCTTCCCTATTAAATATAGGATAGCAGTCAAGCACATAGTTGTAGAAGTCATTAGATGCCCCTAGCATTGAGATAGGAATATAATCGTCGTATTTACCCGGGTCAGACAAATATACTTCCTTACAATGACATGCTATGCCACCTAACTCAAACTCTATCTGCTTAACGGCTTGTCTGTAGTCACGAACACCAAGCTTGTTACCGGACGGTGATACGTCTATCAGTCGTCTGATAAGTCCTGACTTTGCGTCTGTGATCTTCACAGGACGGTTTGTACCCATAAATAAGAATGCTTTAAACCTACTGGAATATGTAGATTTAAACTTCTCGTTTACGGTCATAAGCTCGTGTGAGACCAAGCTGTTTAACCTTGTGTTATCTTCAATTTTTGACAAGTCTCCGTCGTGCTGGATTGCAACAAGTGGATTAGTCTTAAACGCCTCTAATGCGAATGCACTGTTTGCAGATCCAAGAGCCTTAGCGTCAAACACCGAGTAATATCCTTCAAAGAGCTGCTGTATGATGTTTAATATAGTAGACTTACCTGTTCCTGCTGCACCATACAGTACCATAAACTTTTGTATCTTCTTTGAGTCTCCAGTTATTATAGCTCCTATAGCCCATTCGATCTTACGTCTTTCTTCTTCAGAATATAACGTAGACATAAGCTTGTCGTATGCAGGAGTCTCACAAGGTTCAAGAGGATAGCTCAACTTTTTACTAGCGTAGTCTCTCTTTTTTACATCTGTGTTAGAGAATATAAGTTTCTCGTCAAGTGTGTTGAATGAGTCTCTCATCTGCTTCTGGCAATACTTGTGCCACTTGTCTATCATTCCGGTTTCACTGTCCCACATATGCATAATCCTAGCACTACCGTCGAAGTCGTTTTCCTCTGCAAACTTAGAAAGCTCATTATCGATTAGTTGTATTGCATCTTCTTCGTCCGTAGACCACAGACCGCGCTCTTCAACCCATATAGCGTAGAAGTCGCCACCTCTAATCATGAGGTCGTTCGATTTCTTTATTATGAATTTCGGATAGATTTCAACACCACCTCGCTTAGTACTGCGAGTCGAAATCTTCATGAAGTCGAGCATTTCATTTCTTGTCCTCCTTAGCTTTTATTCTGTCGATATAACAGCCAACGGTTTCTAAGCTCCAGTGTCCGTTGCCTTCATATGTGAATATAAATTCGCTTTTATTGTCCATTTTTACACGAATGCAACTTCTTCCGTTAGGAACCCACATCTTTGACTTTTCAGCATACTGTGGGAAAAGTTCTTTAAATATGTTTAGTATAGCCGTGTGTGTCATGTCTTCCTCCGTAAAATATCACGTAATGCTATCAAGATACCAACATACCTGATACCAAATTTCGACATTACGCAAGTCAGTATCACAGTTTCTAATAGTGAATAACCCGCCTTTACCATCAGGCTCGTAATCTCTATCAAGAAACCTAAATATAACTTCCTCGCAATAAGTCTTGTCGAAACGACTATCGGTCATAGAACCGAGTCCAAGGTTTACTATCATGTTCCAAAACCATTGCCCTGTTCTATCACCTATTTGAGGGTCGTCCATTATGTCTTCGCAAGATATAGCAAGCGCCACCATCATCTCCAAAACACTACAAGGTCCGTCTAAATATAAACAGACCTCGTCGTAGTCCCTATCCATTTCCAATGAATATACCCATCGAAGATTTTTACCATCTTCTGCTCTGTTGTCATCCATTGGAATAGAATATGTAAATTCTGTCTTATGTAGCAGCATTAATAACTTCCTAAAAGAAGTTTTATCAGAATATCTATTCTTGCAAACCTTATAGTACAACCACTCAAAATATTCGTCGATTGTGTCTTTTCTAGTCATCATTAGTCAGTATATGCGTCCTCGGATCTCAATATCTCGTAGTCAATTTTACGTGAGTCATTCCTTACAAATACAGTGTCTTCTTCATACTCTCCGAAGTGGGATAATGACTCAATTCCAACAAGGTTTTCTACCTCATCATTGCTTAGAACTTCGCCTGTATTATATGTTGTAACTACACCATCTTTGTAGTATGCAAGAGTAACTATATTGTAGTCTTTTTCACCGAATTCATCCGGATGAATAACATACGGCTTGTTTTTATCAGTTTTCATCTCTTCTGTTTTACTCCCCTCTAAAATATCATTGCATTCGTCTACAATAGCCTTAGCCTTTTCTTTAATCATAGCTTCTACTTCAGCGTTTGGACTTTTTAAACCTTCGCACAGACCTTCTCTTAAAGCGTTACCGCAATAATTAACATAGCCTGAGTTATCTACTAAATCTCTGTAAGATCTAACTTCGGCCATCTTTGGAGCTTCATCATCAGGATCAGGTTCATCTTCGTCTTCCTCATTGTGAAAATATACTTCCCTAATAGACTCGATCTCTTCCTGAGCAATCTTCTCGTACTTAGTTTTAACTAACTTCCAAGTTGCTACGGAGCCTACAGCAGCTCCAGCAGCAAACGCGATAATTCCTATTACTTTATTATTCATTACATTTCTCCTTTTAACGTTATAACAGTTACCGCCAAACTGCCGAGGAATATAGATAAACTCATCAATACACCCCCGACAATATGGCGTCTTTTCTTAGTATTAAGTGAATGGTCTAACATACACAAAATCCTTTCTACTATCTCCACATCCATTACCCCTTAGTTTTATTTTCTTGGATCTTCTGCTGTTTCGTAAATATAGAGACCACCTTCGATCTCTTCAGAAGCAATATTACCTTGTCCTGCCAATACTTTTATTGTGATAGGGCCTACATCAAACTTTTCTGCAGCATCATCGACGCTTAATAAAAATATAGGTACACCATCGTCATTAATTACGTTTTCATCCAGCAGGTCATTCTCCAAAATATACATGATTAGCTCTTTGCCTGTCATCGTGTTTCCCCTTTCTTTATTGACTAAAATAAGTCATACATATCCCTTTGCCAGTTTCCGGTTCCAGGTGCGTTGATTCCTGCCATTCAAATATGCTTAAGGATGTTTCCGTCGTGATTGAACTCAAGAAGAACAGCTCTTTCATCCCCATTTACAAATCTGATCTTAGCTTCGTTATGAATATCATAGATGCCAAAGTCTACGAAGTTATCTCCTATAGGATTCTTTTCGTCGTAGATCCATCCTAAAACCTGCCCCTCTCTAGTCTTAGAATATCCAAGCATCTCATAAACGTCATTCAAGAATAAGAATCCTTGTGCCTTTAGTTTGTCGTTTGCATAGGACTGCTGACGCTTAAGAAATGATAATGTATACTGTGGATCTGGATCCCAACCAGGATTTCCTTCGTAGAATATACGAGATGTATCATCGATGTTGTTAGGGTCTACGGTAGCATAAGTATTCTTTACTTTCTTTTCTTTACCGTTCTCGTCTACGACTTTCTCTTCAACCTTTTCAGATTTAAGATTGAACTTGAGTTCCTTATCAAGCTCTTCACCAAATCTCTCAACAACAGCATGTCTATACTTTTTAAAGCTTCTATCGATAGTTGCATATGCTGCACCAAGTGCGATGTTTCTCTTTCTGAGAATATGATTTGAACCAAGAAGCGCTGCGAGTGACAGAGCGCCAAGAGCTACTGCTGGGGCATACAGTTTAACAGCCTTGAAACCTGTCTGTGTGTAAACGATTGCGAGATCCTTCTTATTGTCGTCTTCGGAATATTCCTTAGTGAATCCCTTTTCGTCAACATAGTCGTGAATCTGACTAACCTGTTCCTTATGTTCTTCCATAATCTTGCTTAACTTTGTTGTAGCCTTGCAAGCCATAACACCACTTGCAATAACTCCAACTGTTCCTGCTACAGCAAGAATCTCAGGGCTATGCTTCTTAATCTGGAACCCTACTTTATAAAAAGCTCTGCTAGCTTTATTGATAATAACTTCTTTACTCATTATTTTTCCTCCTTTAAAATATCTTCAATTGAAATATCGTCAAACTTATGTTCTAACGATTCTCTAATCTCCTTCGCTCTAAGATGGTCAATCAGATGCTGACAGTACCACATAAGCTTCTCTAAATCCTGAATGCCATTCTTATTCATCCAGCGACAACCGTATCTGATTATATGACCGGTGTCGATAGCTTCAATACCAGTAAGATCTGCTGTAAAAGCTTCAATGACATCGATAAGTTCTATTCCTTTTTCACTCTGATAATGGTCTGGATGGGATACCATTCTGTCTGTTGATTCGTACATTCTAACCTCCTTAATCTATAGGACAAACCTTAGGCATTTTAAGCCAATATCCGTTTCTTACACGCACAACTTCAGCTCTACGAATATCTGTCCAACCGTAATTCTGAGCTGTATACTCAAAGTTTCTTATACCTGCCGCTTCATACATGTCTGCAACAGATGCTATATTATAATGGTCTATAAGCTCGTCAAGCGCTCTTAGTACATCCTCAGCCTCAGCTCTTGTGTCTAAAATAACATCGTCAAAGTCCATTACACCTCTAGGACGGTTAAGACTTGAACGATCTCTCCTGTCATAAGCTTTGTTGTAGGAAATATGAGATACACCGCCAGACGAACTTCTTCTAGCGCTTGTATCACCACGAAGAAGCATACGAACACCATTCGTAACAATATCTTCGATAGCGTCTTTAATCGCTGGTACAAGCACATCCATCAGAATATAACTTTTAACGCTCTTAGCGTCCTCAGAAATAATAGAACCAGCTACTTTCTGAAACTCGTTCTTTTTCTTAAGCTTTGCGTTACCTTTAACAACGCTTTCTACTTTCTTCTTTTCTTTAGTTTCTTGTTCTGCTCTATACTTATGAGAATTCGGTTTAATATCAGTCATAAGTCCATCCCTCCATATCTACACTCATTATTTTTCCTGGAAAACTAATCTTAGAATTTACGGATTTACCAAATTCTCTTTTGAACTGAAATGCCAGATTAGTTCTAGCTCTTTTTTCAGATACTGCCATAGTTTCGCCTTTCCATTTTTCTGTTATAACTTTGTTAAACTCTTTTACCGGACCATCGTAAATATACTTATACATCTCACTCTCCTTTCAAAAACAAAAAGAGAATCCCTTGCGGGACTCCCTTATTAGAGCAATAACTGTTCAGTCTTAAGTCGGTTATTCTTCTTCAGAATTAACGACTTCATCTTCTTCCATTACGACGTTGACTTTGTAGCCTCTCTTCTCAAGCTTAGTAATCAGTCTCTTTTCGTTCCATGCCTTAATGCTATTCCTTTTCTTGATAGCCACTGCTGCTCCAGCGCCTACAATTAAGGTTACACCAGCACCAACTACTTTACCAATTACGTTTCCGCTTGGTTCAGTTGCCACATCTTCCAATACCTCAGTAATGTTTTCGATTGTGTCTTTAAGTTCTTCGTTCATTTTATTTTTCCTCCTTTTTGAACTTTACAGAGTTTTTACTCTCCTATAATACTGTTTGTAAATTACGCGATTAAAAATCCATATAATCGTACTTAGGGCCTGTAGTGTATTCCAATACTACGCAAACCTTATCGTCTTCTAGTAACTGTGGAATATAATCTATTTCAAGAAGATTATAAGAATTCCAACCTAGTTCATACCCAATAGAAGAATGTTCGAGTCCTAATTCGTCATAAAAATCGTTCAACGACATGTAACCATTAATGTCGTGGAGCATCTTTTTATTGCATTCGTTCTCGATTCTCCTTATCTTCTCCATGTCTGACTTAAAATATCTTCCAGACACTGGTTCTAAAAATAGTTCTGTGCCACTATCAGTCATGATTATAGTGTTCTGAGTAGGTGGATTATTCTTAACCTTATCCTCAGCAACCTTCTCTCGTACAGTTTTCTCCTTCTTTTCTCCTATTGTTTCTACAACCTTGTCTTTATACTCGATAAACGCTGTCTCAGATATCTTATAAGCTGCTGCTAATGCTGCATTACGCTTAGTGTTTACAGAGTTTGCGCATATAAGGCATGTAATAGAAGTAGCCATCGATACTGCCGTAGGAATATAACACTTCCACGTAGTCTTCACTACTTCCATAGGAGTAAGAATATCATTCTTTTCCTCTTTCTTTTCTTCAATTAACTGAATTGCTTTAGGCGTAGCCTTGATAGCCAACACCGTAGTTGTTACCACACCAGCAATACCAAGTCCGGTCAATATTTGAGGACTATACTTTGATGTGGACCGTTTTAGGCTTTTAAAAGCCTCATTAATGTTTGGTTTCTTCATATGTTTCTCCTTTCCTAAACCAAAACAAAAAGAGAATCCATTGCTGGACTCCCTCTTTTAATTTACTTAGAAGTTTGATTCAATACAGTCTTTACTGCTTCTTCTGCAACTTTTTTCAGCTTTGCATCCTCGTCTTTCTGAGTAACTACATTTATTACAAATGTTGCTACTCCAAGTACTGCTGATGCCCCAGCTAACATTGTTTCCTTATTAAGAATCATGTAAATACCTCCTTTATTACTTCTCATAATAGTCGTTGTTAATTTCGCGACTACAATACAAAAATATCAGTTAACTCTGTAACCTGCGTCCTTAATAATATGCAAAGTCTATCACAGGCTCGTATCGTAGCGTTATAATACAGCATTCTAAACCATCTTCTAATATAACTTTCTCGTGATCAAACTCAATCCACTCTGCCCAATAATGTGATTCTAATATACCTGATGACCAACCAAGTTCTGTTCCTCCTGGCGTAGGCTCTAAACCTAAGAACTCGTAATACTCATTCAAATATACTCCACCATTACATTGTAGTTGTCGGTTTGTGTTATACTCAGCCTTTATGACATCTTCAAGAGTAGATTCGAAATATCGATGTGAGAACTCGTCATAAAATAACATTTTGTTATCATCCACACGAATATCGTCCGTATACTTGTCTTTAGCTATTGAAGATATAACTTCTTTATGTGCCTCTTCGCCATATAGCTCTTCCACCTTCTTTTTATACTCTTTGTAAGAGTTATCAATAAGCGCATACGCACTTGCTAACGATGCTTGCTGGCGCTTGTTCATAATGTTAGCGCCAAATATACAAGCAATCGTGCCTGCTCCGATTAATATTGACGGGATATAATGAGGACCCGCAACCTTAATCTTTTCAAGTGTTGTAAGGTCTTCACCTTTTTCTTCTTTAACTTTGTCTAACAGTCTTGTTGCTTTAGGTGTTGCTTTTACAGCCGTTACTGCTGTAAATATAACACCCGTTGCTCCAATACAAGTTAGAATAGTCGAGCTGTTTCGTTTTAATACTCGTTTGATATCCATTTCGTTTGCCCCCTTCAATATTGAAAATTAAAAAGAGAAAGGCCTGGAGGAGTGACGAACTCTCCAAGCAGCGGTATCACTTAAGATACTACATTCGCATCACACTACTTCTTTCTCTCATAATACACGTTGTAAATTTCGCGAAAAGAAAAAGTCGAGGCCTTGTTAAGCCTCGGCTATTGAGATACGTGTCAATCTACTATGGTTTTTCTCCTGTAATTTCATAAGTTTCTTATGAGCTTTATTATATCTGTCATTTACTTTATCAAGTTCTTTAATCTCTTTAGCAAGAAAACCTTCAAATTCCCATCCAAGATTTAATGCTTCGATAGAAATTTCAGCTTCTTTTCTAATATGATTCTGCTTGTTAAATAATTTAACAGTTTTATTAGTAGCTCTTTCAATTCTTTTGTTCATTAACATTGTATTTACCTCCGTTATTAATTTCATAATATCTCATAATACACGTTGTAAATTTCGCGACTAAATATCCCTCCTATCAAAGCATGTTTCCCATCGTTCTCTTTTAATAGGTTTTAACTTTAATGCCCACATCATTTGCCTTATAGTAACTGTAGGATATAACCCGTCCGTAGCCTTTCCTGCCCTATCGTCAAAATATGTTTTAAACTTAGGATGTAAATATAACGTATCTACTAACCATGGATCTATCTCTCCCCAATATGTAGTTTTGTCTTGGTTATATCGCTGCTGAATAACAGCCAGACCCTTATCTTTTATCTTAAATAAAGTGCATCTATCATATACAGGATGGTCGCAAATATAATCCTCGCCAAACATTGTTGTATAGATTGATGGTTTATCGTAATGGTATCTCATAACTCACCCCATAAAAGAAAAACAAGAGCCCTTGTAGGGCCCTGTTTAATAAGTTTAGCGTCTAATTTTTAATAGTTCCCTAATAGCATTTCTACCGCCTTCTGTCGTGAAAGTTCCTTCACGTTCGAAATTCGTAGAGGCGATAAATGCCAGACCAGATACTACAGCTCCGCCTACAAATGTTCCTATAGCTACTCCATACTTCCAGTATCTCTCTTTTTTATTGTCTTCAATCTGACGAAGTTTGATATTAATATCGGCTTCTCTGCTTCTCTCTTTATCAATCTTCTCAAATTCAAGCTTTTCAAGTTCAATCTTTCTGTCGAGTAACTTAGCAATAGCATCGACGTTTGCTTTATACTTGTCTGAACCTATCTCCTCTCTACTTAGATTCTCGATTTCGTTAAGAATTTCATCGCTAAGTGTTCGGTTTATACTCATTATTTTACCTCCTTAAAAATATAAAGCTTTAACTTCTCATAATAGCGGTTGTTACTTCTGCGAAAGATCTGCGCCTCTTTTAATCTCTAATACGAACTTTCTAGTATTGTCGTCAAGAAGATTGTTCAAATCGATTCTCCAAATAGGCTTGTCAGGATTTGACTCGTCTATAAGCAAATAACCTTTCTTTGTTGTAAGCTTTAAGCTTGACAATGCCACTAACACCCCTGCTAATACGCCGCTTGCAAACACAATACAATATAAAACTATTACTGATATCGACATAATTTCCTCCTTTCATTATTAATATAACTATGTCTTATGTAACCTATATACGGGAAAATATAAATCTAGAATAGGAGATCTAATCTAGAAAAGAAAAGAGTCCTTGTTGCGGACTCTAGTCTCTGAAATATCCCTCAATTATTTTGTGTCAAATACTCCATCTTCAAGTATTAATTCTTCAGATTTCAATCTTTCGTATGTAACCTTTCTTAACTGCCATCCGGCAATTATACACAGGATACCTTCTACAATCGCTAATCTGATCATTAATCTATTTTTGATATTCATTGTTTCCACCTTCCTTTTAATCTTCTGGTTATATCTCATAATAGCCACTGCAGATTTCGCGAAAAGAAAAAAAAGAAAGAGTCCTTGTCGGACTCAATCCTTTTACTTAAAATCTACAAATATAATGTTTCCTACAATTTTTGCTTCAGTTTTATAAAGATTCTTTTCGATAGTTTTAATAACTTTCTTTGCTTTACATTTTGCATTGAAGCTGAAATACATCTTATCTCCATCAACATAAACAATGCTATCTCTTTTATCTGTTATGTCTTTGTCTATTACTGACTGTATATCAGCCGCATACTTCTTGTCTGCACAAATAGTTATTGCATTTTTACCTTTAAACATTTTATTTACCTCCATAAATGTATAACAATTATTTGTAATTTCTCATAATAGCCACTGTAGACTTCGCGAAAAGAAAAAGAGAATCCTTTGTAGGACTCTCTCTTTAGAAATCAAACTCTTAATTCCATAGGCGTATACTTCTTATCAATTTTAGACAATTCATAATCGCTAACATCCTTTATCAGTTCAAGCTCTTCGCCATAAAGTTTGTACCTATCAAACATATCTAAATCTTGTTCTTTAAGTTCTTCCTTTATTTCTTCAAGTCTTTCTACTGCACGTGAATGCCACGCTTCTGAATACTTTCTATAATTTGTCATTATATAACCCTCCTTTTACTTTGGTTTTAATTTCTCATAATACAGCTTGTTAACAACGCGAATATCATCTCTCCATACTTAATAGCCAGAAGAATTTCCTATATCTGTCGTAATACATGTCCTTACCACAAGGAATATCGTATTTAGCCTTTAGTTGAGTGTATGAAAGTCCTTCAGTTACGGCACGTAAAATATAACGGTATAGATAAGGATCGGACTCTATAGCAATTCGTTCAACCAAGTCGATCCTCTCAGCTAAATATAACTTTGCCATAGCTCTTTTAGCTGTTGGATCTGATGGTAGGTTATTAGAAGGAAATCTATCAATCATAGATAATGGTATGTTTGAATCATTCAAAGTAAAATATAACTTCTTCCAGGTAGGATATTGCAGACAAAAATGTTTAAGCTCGTAATGTTTGTGTTTATCAACCCAATACTTCTTTTTATCAGATATAACCGGTCTAATTACTGTTGCCATTGCTTCTTTCCTCCTGCAATTACTTTCTTAAGAAAATTTTCTGTAACTTTACATAATTCTCCTCTATCAGATTTTTCTGGTAAAATTACGTATATTACACCATTTTTATACTTGTAAATTTTCTTCATTTCAACCTCTTTTCGTTATTTCAGAAAATATAATACTATTCCAATATAGTGACTACTCTCGTCACCTGCGTACGGCTTTTCAAACAATTTGCAATTTAGGATATCTTCTTGTAAAGTAGTCAATTAGAAGGAGGAAGATAACATGTATAAAGAATATCCAAAGTTTTACAATTACGAAGTACTAGAATATGATAGAAAGTCTAGGTCAGACGATCCACTTCTATCTGTAGAGGAGGTACTTGAGAAGCACGGAAAAATATTAGAAGAGTACGCTATTAAAAACTTAGGAGGTCCGATACCAGAGAAGAATAAATATAAAGAAGTTGGCAGTGCCGAATCGTTGGATGGACGACCAGAAATATTGCGAATACTAAAAGCTGTTGAGAGCCCCGCTATCAAAGCTCTTATGGTCGTAGATGTACAGCGTTTAAGTCGTGGAGATCTTGAGGATGCTGGTAGGCTTATAAAAATATTGCGATACACGAATACTCACGTAATCACACCATACAAAACCTATGACTTGCGTGATGAATATGATAGAGATGCGTTTGAGCGAGAGTTAAAGCGTGGTAATGAATATCTTGAGTACTTCAAGAAGATACAAGCTCGCGGTAGATTGGCTAGTGTCAAGGAAGGTAATTATATAGGCTCTGTAGCTCCTTATGGATTTGATAGGACTACAATAACTGAAGGTAAGAAGACTTGTCATACTTTGGTTGAGAAGAAGTCTGAAGCTGATGTCGTCCGTATGATTTTTAACTGGTATTGCAACGATGATATAGGTGTAACAGCAATATGTCGTAGATTAGAAGAGTTAGGAGTTAAAACCAAAACCGGAGGAAAAATATGGAAGCCTAGCATAATCTTCTCCATACTTGAAAACGTGCATTATATAGGCTGCGTACGTTGGAATTGGAGAAAGACTATCAAGATAATAGAAGACCAGGAAATAAGAAAGCTTCGTCCTAAGGCTAAGATAGATGAATATCTAATCTTTGAAGGTAAGCATGAAGGTATTGTAAGTGAGGAAATATTTAATAAGGCTAGAGAAATAAGAGGTAAAAGACATCGTACGAAGAGAGATTTAACGTTGAGGAATCCTTTTAGCGGAATTATGTATTGTAAATGTGGTGCAAAAGTAGGTTATAACACGTACAGACGTAATGGTGTAGAATATGCTGCTCCTAAACTCGTCTGTAACAATCAAGTACATTGTAAATCAGGATCTGCAAAGTTTAGTGAAATATACGCAGATGTATGCGATGCTATAAGAAACTGTATTAAGGATTTCGAAGTCAGGATTACGAATGATAAAGATGACTCTATAAAACTACACAAGGATCTCATCGAAAGACTCGAAGTAAAAATAAAAGAACTTGAAGCTAAAGAGCTGGCTCAGTGGGAAGCACAGTACGATCCAGATCCAGACAAGAGACTTCCTCAGGAAATATTCAAGAAGCTTAATCAGAAGTTACTTGCTGAGAAGGAAGAAATAAAGAAGGCTTTGTGTAAAGCTAAAGGGTCTGCTCCTAAGGAAATAGATTACAAGGAAGAGAAGATGAAGTTCTCAGATGCTTTGAATGCTTTAGAGGATCCGGAGGTTGATGCTAAGACTAAGAACCAATACCTTAAAAATATAATTACTAGAATAGAGTACGAGCGTCCGTCCACTATTAGAATAACAAAAGAGAATGCTGACGCATATGGAGTAGATACGTCTAAAGGCTTGAAGTATTACGTTCCACCGTATACTATAAAGCTTAAGTTAAAATATAAATAATTTCGGGGTCATTTATGGCCTCATTCATAGGGCACTAATTGATACCGATGGCTTTGTATCAAGTAAAAAGAAGAGGCCCTGTCGTAGTGACGGAGCCTCAGCTTTTTAATAATCAATATTTACTGTTCGGGTGTCCTTACCATGAATATCTGTAATCCATGACAGAAAACGAACGATCGCTCCATTTCCGTAAATGCATACAAACCTGCCAACTTCTTTACCGGTACTATCCTCTATTATTGGATAATATCCATCGGTTTTAAAAAGTTTAGCCTTGTTCATAGCATTTGCCAAACGATCTACAAATCGTTCGTTATTGCACATTGTGATTACACCTTTTTTCATATGGTTTACCTCCTTTTGTTATATTAACGTTCCATAATATAAATTGTTTATTAAGCGAAAAAGAAGAGGTCTTGTTAGGCCTCTCTTTTTGTTATCAATTCACCATATTTTTCGATATCGTCCATCGTTACCCCAGCCATTCCAAGCCCTTTGGTAAACATATTGAAACCGATCCTGCCCGTTAGTTTTAAATCTTCATAACGTCCGTCGCCGGTATATCCTCCTTTTTCCCAAAGGTGTGCTCCGATGATAGCAATAACGTGTCCTATAAATCTCTTCATGTGAATCACCTCCATTAAAGAGGTTGTATTGTGCGCGAAAAAAAAGAGAATGGCTAGATTAGGCTCACTAGCAATCCGCATAATGCGAATCCGTTTTACCTTTCGGTTTCCTTCGGGTTTAACCCGCACTCTCTTTCTCTCATAATATACATTGTAATTTACGCGAGAAAAATAAGAGCCCCTGTCGTAGTGACGGAGGCTCTTATTTTTACCAATCCCTTTCGAGCGTTACGCCCAAGAAGTATTCCCAATCTCCATCTTCCTCCATAACTTCGTTGTACCTGTCAACTAGGAAATCCCAGCTATATCCAGTCTCCTTAGCCAAGTTATCGATTATAACTTCAAATGTTCTACTCATGCGTTCACACCTCCTATAAAAAGAGATGTTACTATCGCGAACAAAAAAAAAATAAAAAGAGATAGGATTGGACCACCACTTTAGAATCTTTTCGATTCAGCGCTCCGTTTCCGACGCTACAGGTGCCCTTACATCTTGGAGGGGCGCTAGTCGCCCCGAAGGCCAATTACCAGTATGAATGTGTAGACCATCTTCATACCTGTCTCTATCTCTCATAATATACGTTGTAATTTACGCGACAAAAAAAAAGAGCCCCTGTCGTAGTGACGGAGGCTCTATTTCTACTCCCCAGTAGTAGGTTTACTAGCGTTTTCCTCATATAGCTTTTTGCCAGTACCGTTTAAATCAAGAGCAGAATATCCAGCATATAAATGATCGAGGTTCTCTCGTTCAGATTCTGTTATCTCGTCTTTATCCCTTAAATATCTGCAATACCTAAATAAAGAGTCGTGGGACAGCGCTTTGAGACTTTTTACTATGGCCTCGTGCTCTACCTTGAAATCTTTTATTTTTCTTAATTCTATCTTAATGAAAAACACAATTAGAGCGAATATACCACCGCCCAAAGCGCCAAGAAACGCTTTAATAATAGAATCTAAATAGTCCATGTGCATCACCTATCCTATCTGTTCTGTTTCTTCGTCACTCTTTTCATCAGGAGTCTTGTTTATAAGCTGTTCCAAAAACCTTAAACAATCGCCCATAATTATAGTGCTCTGTCCTTTTGTCTCAATCTGACATAGAGTGTTGAAAAGACTGCGTAAATCCTGTTTCATGGCCATTACTTCTTAATCTCCTTTGCTTTAGATATAGTCTTTGCTCCTACTAAACCGTCCGATGTCAGACCGTTTTTATACTGGAATGACTTTGTTGCTCCTACTGTCTTATCTCCGAACTTTCCATCGGCTTTTCCACAATCGTAGCCAGCCCAGTTAAGGAACTTCTGCCACTTGGTTACTTCCTTACCACTGTCGCCCTTCTTAAGATATTTTCCTGAAACTTTTGACAGGTTAGGAAATGATCCAGTATAAGCCTTCTTGGTTGTAGTTGTGGTAGTCTTTACATCAGTCTTGACATGCGCAAATACCCATGAAACGAATACCATACACCAAGGATATGCGCTTCCTTTTACTTCTTTTTTGTAGAACCAGGTGTTATACTTAACCTTATTTGAACCACTAGGTTTTTCCTTTGTTCCTACCTCGTCAAGAGCTGTCTGAATAACCATGTCTGCCGTAATATCATCTGTGTACTTAGGTCTTACAAAATAGTTAACCTGAGACTTAGTTCTTGTACGCTTCATAACGCATCCACCGTTATCGTTAGATGTCAGTGAAGTGTTTCCTTCGACAGTATATATTGTGTTACCTTTTGCTGATATTACAAAACCAACGTGGTCTGATGTTCCGTTTTTGTTGAAGTCGAACAGAATAATATCTCCTCTTTTAGGAGTATTGCTCTTGGAAACCTTCAGTTTCTTTCCGATAGCCCAATCTCCAAAATTCGAACAGCTTGCGCTGTATTTTATGAGTTTACTATTTACTGTCATCTTTTTCACCCCATTCTTCAATAAGATTATCAATAGCATCGATAAGAGTTAAATCTCCCTCTTTCTCGAGCTTCTTAATTTTCCTCATTATAGGAGTCATCTTATTAGCGACTGCTGAATAGTCCTGGTTGTAGTAGTGAGATATAAACCACATAACACCTGTTGCGATAAGAACTGCTAATGATTCAACAATGTCTGCAGGAATCTGAAAATCCGTATTAAAGATTGTGTTGATTGCAAGCAGAATAAAGGCGATCACCGAAGCGACCGCCGTAACTAATGTCTTCTTATTCATCTTTGTTTCCTCCTTCAAGTTCTCTTATTCGTTCTTCAACTTCATACAGTTCTCTTGCTGTGCCGTATGCTTCAACACTTGCCCTGTATGCCTTCAGCTGTTCGATTGTCATTTCGTCGAACTTTACTGTTTTCATTTTTCGACTTTCTGGGTCGAATATACATACTTCGCCAAACTTCATATCGCTCTCCTTTCTATTTTGTAATAGGGGTTTACTCTTCGACTGGTTCTGGTTCAGGCACCGGTGCTTCCCAAGTTTCAGATATAAGAATTTTCAATTCCTCGTTCGTAACAGCAACAGACACCTTTTCAACCCCTTCGAGATTGATGTTGTATGCTAATGTGTTGTGATACTCTTTCTTGGCAACATCAATGTTTGCCCTTTCAAATATTGCCTGTGTTGTTTCGCCGTTCTTTGTTACAACTTCAATAGTATAGTACTTCATTTTATTCACCCTTTCTTATATTGCACAGATGATATATTTTATTACTGCGTAAGGCTGCAGGTTGTTATGAGCGCCCGAGCTACCTGCTGTCTTAGTAGAACTAATTCCACTCCATGAACCACCTTCTGCAACTTGTGTCATTAAGTAGCCAGTACCACTAATTCCTCCAACAGTTTCTGATGAACGAGTTCCTTTATATACTGAGTTATTCCATCCGCTTGTACCATGATGATGAGAAGGCATTTCAGTAGTTGTAAGTGTATGCGTTTTTTCGCCTCCATTATTTCCTACTGTAGCAAAGTCCGTATCAGCAGAATCATAACCGACTGGAACTTTGCCATTAAGGTTAGGAAGCATAAAGTTTGAGCTACTAGCTGGAGTTCCCCACAAATCGCCTATTGCCGCGTAAAGATTTGGATATGTGGTTTTGCTAACTTCCGACCCATCGCATAACAGCCATCCAGAAGGTATTGTATTTCCTGCCCACATCTTTATTTCTCCAGCCATTGTATAAAATGTCGGATGCATGTAGCAGTCAAAATATTTATTTGAACCATCCCTTGCGGTACCACCAAATGCTATAGAGTTACCATTACTTGAAACATCAAGTACAGGAACTGATTTTGAAATGTAAGTTGAATCGGTATATGTTCTTGATACTCCGTCCGTACCCTTAACAACCAAAGTTACAGTAACTGTATATAATGTTGTCTTAGATATGGAACCTACGGTTGAATATCCATAATAATAACTTCCGCTTTTGGTCATCGTTATTGCGGAAGCCGTACCAAACTTAACCGATACACTAGTAACAGTGAAGTTAGCACCTCCGGAAAGCAGAAACTTGCAAAATCCTGTTTCTCCTGTACTTGTAGCAGTTGGTGATGCTCCGCCACTTGCATTTGCTGTTCTGAACGCTAAAAGGTTCTGAATTTCTGGCTTAACAAATGTTGTTTTCCACTGCGCATACAATGTAACATTACCCGACGGTGTAATTGTTGAGCCTGTTGCATATCCAGTGCCGCTTCCATCGCTTGCAGTATTCCAACCGTTGAAAGTGTAACCTGTGCGTGTCAAGCTGTTTGACGGGATTGTGTTTGCGACTCCAACATAAGTGCTGATCGTAGTCGGAACCGTCCCTGAACCGCCATTTGCATTAAATGCTATTGTTGCAGGGTTAAGTGCTGGAACACTTATTGAAGCACTGCAGTTTGAAGTGGTGGATTCGCCATATCCTTTCAAAACAGTTTTAATTGTTTTGGTTTGTGCACTAGATGCTCTATTCCATGTGTATGTAACTGACTTAATCGCCTTTGTAAGCACACCAACATACTTTTGATTCGATATAGATCCCGATACCGTGGTTTGACTCGTTCCGCTAACAGTTGCGGTAAAACTTCTATGCGAGCTGTAGCCATCATTTGGAATGTTAAGTCCTGATGTTATGGACACCTTGACCTGCGTTGGCGTAGTAGTCACGGTGTATGTCATATACGCTCGCCATACACTGTTGACTTTAGAACCATATAATGTAGCCATTTAACCCAACACCTCCCTTATTGAAAGATGTCCGTCGCTTCCTGCAACAAATGCAAGATTTCCTGTTCCTTCTGCTGAACGCATTCTGATTGTCGTAAGTCTTGACTCCTGTGCAACTAGCAAACTTGTTCCATTCATCCCCATGAATCCAGAATCGTTGTTAGTTTTCGTTATCTTTACAATGTCTTTTCCATTGCCGTGAATAATAATAGAACCTGAATCAAGTCTTAAGTAATCTGACAGAGCTGCGTCGTTTGTTAGAATAAGTGAATCGCCATTAATTATTGCTTTTCCTTTTGATATAAGACTGTTGTCGTGTATAGATTCGTAAATAGCTTGTTCTCTTGCATCAAAACCATTAACCTTGGTGTCTAATGATTCGATATTTCCTGTTAACAGCTCGATATCGTCGTAAATACCACCGGCATTATATGTTTTAAGGTCTCCATCTGAATCGTGTTCAAGGTCCGCTTCTGCAACCGTTACTTCTACATCGTTCAGAATATAGTAATAAGTGCCGTCCTCCCTTTTGTTTACAGGAATAGTCACACCATCGAGAATATACTCAAATGTCTGTACGCCTAGCACATATGTCTGTGCGGTATCTGCTGTAGTCTGAGCATTATCAGCAACAGTTTGAGCACTCTGCGCCTTATTATAAGCCTCTTTAGCCGCTTCATATGAGCTTGATTTGCTAACCTCTGAATAATCCCATTCCCCGTTTGAAAATATAGTTAAATCACAAAAATATAACGTCTTTGAAATGTCGCAGGCAGGCTCCGCATCAGACCAGTCACTCGAAGGTGGCTTTGTAGTAGGTTTAGACGGAGCCGAACTGCCTGCGGTTTGCAGTTTATAATATCGTGTAACGCTTTGTGTGTCGCGATACTGTGTAAGTGTTACTGTAGCGCTTCCTTTAACTGCCATTTTTTACCTTCCTATAACTTTTTTATTGTCTTAACTGTTATCACCTTCAATCACTTTCACTCGTTCGTTTAAATCTTGAATGAGTTTCAATAGCGCTGGGACCATAATATTGTTATTCCACATTTCAGGAACTAGTTTTCCGTCCTCTGAAATATGTTGTACGGCGCATGGTAAAATATCATCCAGATCCTCGACTACAAAACCGTATATATCCTTCTTATACAGCTCATCATCTTCTGAAATATAATCATCTCGATACTTAAACTTCTTAACTGGTAAGTCATATAGACCGTTTAGTTCAGAAATATCAGCCATTTTGATGTCTGTCTTATATTTCTCTGATGACGACGTACTTCTACCGAATACTCCGTTAGCCGTAACAAACATGTTTGCTGCGGATGAATATGTTCGGTCATAAGCCATGTAAGAACCGACATAACGAGATGTAGAATCTGCTGCTCCGAAGAACCATATGGAAGTCGTGTTGTTCTTTGCGTCGTTATTTCCGGAAGTTATTCTAAACGCATTACCAGTGTTTGACGCGTTAACGTTCTTAGCCTGATAATGCATTACACTATCAATGTTTCCAAATATAACGTGACCGTCTCCGTCTCTTCCGCATAGATTCTTACTTGAACCGTCTACAATAACACGCAACCCATTATAAACTCCGCTAGCGTTACCAATATAAATGTTAGACCATCCTAATTCGTTATACTTGCCTAATGCCCAACTTGAATTAGTATCTGGTATTATTGAACAATTAGTAACAACGTTTCCGCTATTAGTTACTAAATTTATCGCAGTTCCTCCATAAATATTGGTGTTTCCGCCTTTGGAATATCTAGCATAACCGATAACAGTATTGCCGTTACCATTCTTCGCTTCAAAGCAAGAACTTCCTGTAGAATCTATTATTGATGTAGTCTTGGCTCTTAGATTAATATCATCCCCGCCGTAAATATTAGTGTCTCCAGTTCCTTTCTTGTAAAGGTGATAACCTAGAGATGCATTGCCATTTGAATTGAGTGTCTCAAAAGCTGTTGAACCATCTTGGGTCAGCCAGATGCCATTCTTAGTAGCAATCTTTGCTTTATTGCCGTAAAGAATAGTCCAGTCTGTACTCGACGATGTTGCAGCTTTGAATCGTCCGTAGCCTATGGATAAGTTGCCTTCACCTGTATAAGGCTCAAAAGCAGACTTACCGTTTTTGTCAAATATCCTTCCGTTTAGGGTAAAGTTAACATTAGATATTAAACTATTATCGTTAACAATAACGCCATTAGTCGTTATACCCTGCGGAAAATATACAGGCTGCGAGCTGTCAATTCTGACAACTGGGTTTGTCTGATTATTAACGACAGTCTGATAAGCGTAGGTTACAGTTGAACTTGTGTCACCTGCTTCACCTGTCTCTGAGACTGTCGAGCTACTTGTTGACGTAGTAGCTGACGTTACGCCAGTAAAAGCCTTACTAACTGCCGAAAACTTAGCGAGGTTAGTAGTTCCATCCCTAAGTGATACTGATGCTCCTCCTGATTCGGCTTTTATCTGTACATTTCCCTTTAACGTATCTGCGGTTAAATTTCCTACGACTAAACCCGACGAATCTGTTAGTTCGAAGAAATTTGTAGCTGTTTTGGCTGCTTCGATAGCTTTGTTGTATGCTTGTTTAGCAGCCTCGTAGCTACTTGACTTACTGACCTCGGAATATAAATACGTTCCGTCTGAGAACTCAGTAAGATCACAAAAATATAACGTATTCGTGTTTCCGCTTGTATACGCTGGTTCTGTGTCATCCCAACCCGATGGAGGGTTAGAGGTTGGTTTTGATGGCGTAGCCAGTGTAGATGACTGTAACTTATAATAGCGAGTTATACTACTTGTATCTCGATAACAAGATACGGTTATAGTAGCACTCGCTTTAACCACCATCTTACTGTTCTAACTGACAAGTATAAGCTACTGAGTTGGTAACGTCTGAAGCATTGACAGTTAGTGTCTTTGCTGTGGCTACCGCCGTAGTAGACCCTCCCTTATACCATTTTATACTTCCAAGTGATCCGCATACTCCCGCATCTGTTATTGACTGTTCTACTCCGCCCTTATATACATGAGCTGTTAAAACTGTAGATCCGGTGTTGTTCTTGAATACGGTTCCATTCGAAGTCGTGATCGACAGAGTGATAGCGTCTGCACCATTTGTTCCATTAGTGCCATTTGTTCCTTTATACGAAACACTGTAAGCTTCAGTACTTGCTCCGTCTGAATATGTTACTACTGTCTTAGTCCATAAATATTGTCCATTACTAACACTAGGAACTGTTTCGCTCCATGTTCCCGTCGGTTTAGTTGTTCCACTAGAACCGGCCTGATATGTAACACTTGTCGACGATACTGTAACCGATGTTCCATTGTTTCCATTAGTTCCGTTAGTTCCTTTATATGAAACGCTATAAGAAGTAGTTTCTTTACCGTCCGAATATTTTACATATGTCTTAGTCCATAAATACTGTCCGTTAGCTACACTAGGAACAGATGAGCCCCATCCGCTTGTTGGAGCAGTTGTTCCGCTGGAACTTGTAGCATATGTAACGCTTGTCGACGATACTGTAACCGATGTTCCACTAGCACCAGTCTTAGCAACCGCAAACGAGAACTTCTTGTTAACAGTAATACCATCTACAACAACTGGAATGGTCGCTTCACATGCAGCGGAAAGAGTTGCAGTAAGAGTAAACGTAATTGTTACTTTTGATGTTCCGCTACCACTTACTGAAGCTGAAACACCAGTAGGGCATGTAATATTACTGGCATTTACAGTAACTTCGGTACACTGATTCGAACCGCAAAATGCTACCGCATCTGTTGTACAACTTCCTGACGTGGCACCTGATGTTCCACCTACAAATGTATAGGCTTCACTTGTTAATATGACCGAATAAGCATCCGTAACGTCTACGATGGTTATTTGGTCAGCAGATTTAATCGCCATTTTGATTCTCCTTTATACAATTAATTCACACATGAAAGTCACTTTTGTATCAACATCCTCAGGACTCAAAGTAAACTTAAAACCGTTATCACTAAACCTTGTATCGGATGCTGAGATGATACCATACGATTCTTCATCGAGTCTTTGCCATTTCCACTGCAAATAAGCACTAGATCCGAAGACGCTTTTCATCGTTTCATAATCAGTAATACGCTGAGTACCGTGATAAATAACAGCTGATAATACTGTTGAAACTTGGTCGTTCTTAAACACAGTCCCTCTCGAAGATTCAATACGAAGGAGAGTTGTAATCTCGTCTCTCAATTCTTCAAACGCTTCTTCAATACCTTTTCCACTTGTTCCGAACGTTATTGTTTCAGCACTCACTGCTAATTTGTACTTTCCATCAGCTGCTTTGTAATATCTTATATAATTGGTATCATCGCCAAAATATAGTTGACCTTCAGTGTCTAAGTAAATTCCTCTGGTCGTATTGTTTATTGAATCCTTAACTCCAGAATATATAGAGTTCGAACCAATATTAAAGCCTCCGATAGTTGCATCGAAGGCTATTAGATCGTCTACGGAAATCTTTTCGGCGGTTATAGTATTAGCTATTATATTGTTACCGTCTAATCCATTTTGAAGCATCTCTTCGGTTAACTGCTCTGTGACAGTAGAACCGCCTTCAATATTTAGCTTGTAATATAACCCATCCTCGCCTTTGATGACTAGTTTGTCGGCTTTTACTGTATTACCTTCAATCAGATCACCGCTAATTGTTACGCCAACTAAATGACCTGTTACAGTCGACTCTCCAATTACAAGATCCTTAATAATACCTGACTGCGCATAGAATTCCTGAAGCCAGGCTTTATCAATCTTTGAAAAGTCTACGTTTAAGTATGTAACGTCGGCTGTTTCTGCTGAAAGTTTCGTGGTTTCGAGCGTTTCGATATCAGCTTTTACAGCATCTAAGTCTGTAATATTAGCCTTACCAGCTTCTAGTGTTTCTATATCCGCTTTTACAGCATCTAAGTCTGTAATATTAGCCTTATCAGCTTCCAGTGTTTCGATATCAGCTTTTACAGCATCTAAGTCTGTAATATTAGCTTTACCTGCTACCAGTTTACTAATCTCAGCATCAACAGCCTGTAAGTCTGAAATATCAGCCTCAGCTGCGGTTAACTTTCCTGTAATAGTAGCATTGTCTGCTTCTAAATCTTCAATCTTAGCTCTATCTGCTACGATACTATCAGCAGTAATATCGGATGCGATAAGAGTGTCGACGTATTCCTTACCTACTCTAAGTTCTTTAAATACACCAGTCTCATCATGCTCGATTCTACCAGCAACAATATCTGAATTTGACTTGTTAATGTTTTGGATTACTCGTGCTTTATGGTCCGCTATCTCTACCAACACCCTATCCCCAGTTTGGGCATCTGTTGCCATTGAGACAGGGGTTGGAATAGTGGACCCGTCAAATATAACGTATATACCGTCATCTCTGACACTCGCAGTACCGTACAACCTGGACGGGGATTTTGATTCTACTTCATCATGAGTTGATTCAACAAACTGTTTTACCAAATCAGTTGATAAAATCGGCATATCTAATCCTCCTTCCATAAGTTAGTGGTATATATGGCAGTTTCTGTAACCTTACATCCACTAGTACAATCGATATCTTGAGTAATCACTTTGGCTTTAACACCCTTTAATCCAGCCCTCTCGTAATTCAATCTAACGCAATCGCCATACCTTGCTGGACAGTATCCGTGAGAATATGAGATCTTATGCTGTACTGAACTAAGCTCTAATAGAAGCTTCTCAGCATACAAATCCAAGTATTCCTGATTAGGTATCCCGTCAATTGAAGGGCTGGTATCTCTATATACAACTTTACGACCTCTTGCAACTGTTGATACCGGACTATCTGGGTTATCATTAACCGCTGTAGAATAAAGTATCAAAGTTTCGCCTGTTGCGTCCTGACCAGAATATACAACTTCAACGGTGTTAGGAACACCATATAAGTCAAAGTCATCCGTTATGTCAGGATACAATATTGAAGAATTACTGTCGTCATATGTCCATACTGGCTGAAGAGAAGCCGTGCTCTGATTCGGTGAGAACAGAACACGACCCATTTCGTCCAATGTATAATAGTATCCAGCAGTCTGCATGGCCGATATAAGATATTCGAGCCATGTCTCATCAGCCTCAGCTGTGAAGTCTACGTACATCTCCTTATCAACTCCTGTGACTTTTATCACCGGAGCACGAAGGTTTTCCATCGTAAGAGCAGCAACATTATTCATAATATTCTGATTCTTCATGATAGTAAACCCTAAAGGAGGTTTCACATCGCTTAACTCAAGTAGTGGAGAATATGCGTCCATCGTAATACTATGGACTTTGCCATTAAATGACTTAGAAGGTGATTGCACAAGAAATGTGCCTAAAGCTATCTTCTCTTTTATTCCATTTTGAATTACTACGAGATAAACTCTAATGTAGCATTCTCCACGCATCTCAGTTGTATTAAACGAAGCTGTCTCAAGTGTGTTGGACTCAAGATCTCTTGAGATTCTTGCGGATGTTATAGTTTTAATTCTACTCTTATCCTTCCATGTACCCGGATCAACCTCGTAGAACTCGTAGGTCTGGGACATTGACGAAAGCCAATCGACCATACTACATCCCTCCTTCTACAGGTTTGATAGTTAATGTAACAGGAATAACAAGACTAGAATAATCCTTGTTATAGGAAACTGTAACGTTTGCCCAGTATCCTAAACCTGACGGTTCTCTAATATAAACATTTCCGCGATATGCCATAAGTCTTCTGACCATAGCAAGGGTGTCTGTATCTTCTTTATCGAAGTCACAGTTAATAGTTAAACCCTCACCTCTTTGAGTTCCGTAATAAGCTACCGGTCTTTCTCTTCCGATATAAGAAACAAGATCAACATCGTTAGAATTTTGGTCAGAGATCTTAATGTTTGCTGGCAACTCAAGTATAGAGCCTTCAAATATCTCGCCTTCAGGATTCTCTTCAACATCATGCCATACTTCATCCCATTGTATAATGACTGAAGTTTCATCGAGTTCTACTGCAATATCAGCGAAACCTATTGCTCCATTTTGAATGTTTGTAGCTACTATTCTGTATGAGCATTCTCCAAATGAAGGATGCGGATCTCTAACTGTTATGGCATCATCAGAACTCTGGTATGTGTTATCGATTCCTTCCATTACAGTAACATAAGTTCCGTTTGATTCTCTCCTGTATACGCTTAACGAAACGTTAGGCGTAACCTCCCAGAAGCAGTTCCATACGTATACCCAGTTTGCTATAGATGCGTCACCGGCAACTGTACATTTGAATATATCTCCTGTTGCGGTGTTTAAGTAATAGTCGTTTATTACAGCGGACGATATACCACTAGTAGGATAAATATCGTCTTCGTTTTCTCCGTTTATTACTTCGCCTGTGTACCATGTTTTAGCATCTGGATAATTGAACTTAGTTCTGTAAAGCCAGGTTGCGGTTGATGCGTTTCCTCCAAGGATACAGACATATACCTCATAAGTTGAACTATTTAAGTATATATCTCCTGGCACAGCCGTTTCCACACCCGAAGAAGAATATACTGTCGGAGTATCATTAGAACCGCTTATACCGGTTCCGAAATAACACTCTGGTACATACTCTTCCGGTACTGTGGCATCCGAACTTGCATCGTAACCTATAAAATAATTGCAATATGGGGTAATAGTTGCGTAACGATATGTATCGTTTATATCGATTATTGCATCAGGAATCTCAGATATCTCATCCCATTCAGGAGAGAACTCATAAGATGATTCGGCGTTTAAGCCTGAGTCCACGAAAACAACAACATTTAAAATATAACTTACATTTGATACAAAATCGACATCCGCAGGGGTTAAAATATAATCCAAAGAATCTGTATCTAGATACTTAGAAAATATCTCCGTCCCTTCTATTACCTCCATAGCATTGCCATATTGGTCATTTGTAGAATATGAACCCCCTGCCGTTATAGACATATGGAAGCTTATAGGTGTTTGCGATGAAGGGGTAACTATTCCAGTTATATGTAACGGGAAGCTTTTAAGAATATCACCGACAAGAGGATTTCCTTCACTATCGGTAACTCTTAATTCAAGATTTGGTTTCTCGTAAGCTTCTATGGTTCTTTCAATAGACCAATCACTATAGCTGTCATGAGCACCCTTGGTCGAAACTTTCCATTTGATAGACTCTGCTCCGGCAGCCTTAAATATACTATAAATAGTTCCTGCCGAAGTATTGTTGGCTTCGTCTTTATAGACGGTTAGATCCCACAAACTTAACGTTGACATCCTATCTACTGTTTCACCATATTCATCCGTTTCAGTATTCTGCTTTGTCAAATAATATGTAGTATCTAAGATTTTAAATCTTAACTTTGCATATTCTTGAGGAGAACCATCAGTCGAATTGTGAACCCAATACAAATATACTGGATCTGTAGTAAGGACATCAGCCGTTATGCTTGCTTTGGTTGTTGATGACCAAGTGGTCGGTGCTGACGGTTTAACAGCTAAAGTAACATCCATTACATTACTTGGTGCTGACTCGTCAGAACTATTAACCGAACGCACTCTAAACCATATAATATGGCCTGGTTCCAAACCACTTAAAATATAAGAAGTCAAATTATCGACGGTCGTTGATTGAATCATGTTACTGTCGAAATTTCTGGTATTGTCGTTTACATACTCTATCTTATACTGTGTTATGTTCGGAACATCGGTCCATTTAAGTTGAACTTGGTCTGCTCCTATAGCTTTAACGCTTAGTAATTCAGGAGCTTTTGGTCTGGTATCCACCGAGGATGACCACGACGAATACTCAGACCATTTATAACCGCTTGCGGTATTACCAGGATCTACGTAGTTTGCTACCGCAGCTCTTATCTGATAACTTCCTACTTCTGAAAGTTCTGTAGTGAATTCATGAACTCCAGATGAAGGAACCGTATCAAACTTAAAAGTTTTGTAGTTGTCTTCTCCAAACATCACAAAACTTTTATTATCTTTAAGAATCTGATATCGGATTGCTCCACCTTCATCTGATTCGAAATCACTTAGATTAAGTGTTGCAACAGCATTAACACTTAATCCGTTTATCGTAAAATTACTTATTGAAGGAGCGCTAGGATATACGTCATAATCATCTTCTTCTTTATACGACCAATTAGCACTAAACCAATAAGCTTTGCTTTTCTTACCAGATTGGTACTGCTTCGATTTCGGTATTACTCGAACCCTTATAGCAACGGCATCCTCTGGAGGAGTCCATAAATCGGCCCTTGTTCCAATAGATGCGCTTGTTAAACCATCTATTGTTTTGTCTGGGTACCATGTGTTAGTATTCTTACTAACCTTGTATTCGAATCGAACACTGTAACTAGCTATACAAGAAGAAAATTTATTAGTTGTTCTCTTCTTTTTCCAAGATTTGCCCTTCTTATAGTAGACTGTTCTAGTAATTTTTCTAGCATTTTGGCTATCAGTCAAAGACCACTTAACCCAAAAGTTATTAGTCTTTCCTTGTCTATAAAACTCTATATTATAAGGGTTTATATCATACACAGTCGCCATTTACTTCCTCCTTTCCACCTTAGCAGCTCTTACAAGAGTATGAACTGCATCGGTAATATTACTTCCGTCGTCATAAGTAACGCCGTTTATCTGATAAGTATCTCCACTTATGTTGCCTAAATCTTTACGGAGTTTATTTATTGCTGAAACTACGTCGTCATTAACTCCATTTTGATTTCTTGACATACCATAGTTGATAGCTGATAAGTTAGCACTTGCTCCGAGCATTACGTCCTGGCCGAGTAAGCCGTTGATTGCTCCAGCGCCTGCTTTAACGTTACTAAGATCTACTACTGGAGAAATTGTAGGCTGAACATCAACATCAGAGTCTAACAGTCTACCTATTTTCGATATTACTTCTTTAGTAGAATCTATAGCACTTACGGCCATTCTAGTTGCAGAGTTAATAGGTAATCTAGTATCTTTGTCTATTCCAAGTGCGAAACCTTCCGCCGAAGATCTACCCAACTTCATAAATTCTTTTGAAGGTGAGTTTACTTTTATTGCTTTTCTAGCGGCTGATAAAGCCTTCTCGCCCATGGCTTTTGCTTTTGCAGTTGCCATGAAAGTATTGGCGCTAATACCATTTGCGAAACCTTTAGCTGCATCTTTACCAGCGGATTTGAAACCACTTGTACTAATAGCTTTTGCAGCCTTAGAAGCCATAGACTTAGCAGCAGAGCTTGCGCCTTTACCAGACTTTAATCCGCTAGCAAAAGCTGTAGCCATCTTACTTCCTGCTGACTTGAATGATGGTGAGTTAGAATTAACTGCTTTTGAAGCAGAACTTACTAACGATTTAGCAGCACTTTTAGCCCCTTTACCAGATTTTAATCCGCTAGCAAACGCTGTTGCCATCTTGCTACCTGCTGACTTGAAAGCGCTATTCTTAGTAGTTAATCCTTTTGATGCTGAGTCGGCAAGAGATGAAGCTGCTGATTTAACTCCCTTAGAAGATTTTAGACCTTCCGCTAATTTCGATCCCATTTTGGAACCGGCGGACTTAAGCTTAGGTCCTAATTTATTTATAGGCTCTATTATACTTTCGGATATGGTCTTACCGATGCCAGACATGCTATTACTTTTCTTACTTAAGCTTCCCATAGCTTTTGTAAAGCTCTTTATTCCTGAAATAATAGAGTCGAACTTTACGCTATTAAGCTTCTTTATAGAGTTAGCTATAGATTGTATACCTTTAGCTCCAGATTCCATATTTCCAGAAGTAGAAAACTTTTTAATAGCTGTGGATAAAGATCCTAACTGTGTTCCTAAGTTCTCTGGAACTGTTATGCCTGTCCACTTTTTAACGGCGGAAGCCATTGTGCTAAGTCCGGTAGCTCCTTCATTAAGCGCAGAAGCACCATTACCGCCAAAAGTAAAGCTTTTAACAGCTTTAGCAACCTGTTTAAGTTGCTCTCCTAAGCTATCAGGAACTGTAAGACCTATCCACTTCTTAACGGCGGAAGCCATTTTGATTAATGCAGGCCCTGCTTCAGATATTGCAGAAGCACCGTTTCCTCCGAAAGTAAATCCTTTAACTCCAGATGCAAGCTTTCTCAACTGTGTTCCCAAGTTCTCAGGAATTGTAACTTCTGCCCATTTCTTAACAGCAGAAGCCAATTTTCCAAGCCCTGGACCAGCTTCTGATAACGCAGAAGCTCCACTTCCTCCGAAGTTAAACGCTTTAACGCCTCTTCCTAAATTAGTTAGTTGAGTTCCTAAGTTTTCAGGTATCGATACATCAGCCCACTTTTTAATCGATCCAGCTAATGTACCAATAGGTGTTGCTACTTCTGCTATAGCAGTAGCTCCATTTTTGCCAGCATTGAAACCGCTTACACCAGATGCAAGACTTGATAATTGAGTTCCTATGTTTTCAGGAACAGTAACATCAGTCCACTTTTTTACAGATGCCGCTAACGTTCCTAAAGGCCCAGCAACTTCGCTTAATGCAGAAGCTCCGTTTCCTCCGAAAGTGAACGCTTTAACACCAGGAGAAAGACTTTTTAATTGATCACCTAATCCTTCAGGAACCGTAACTCCATTCCACTTTTTAACTGCACTAGCCATCTTACCAAGCGGTTCAACAGCAGTATCCATAGACATTCCGCCTAGAAATGCCCATGTAAACGCTTTAACACCCTTAGCTAGATTTGTTAACTGATCTGCTATGTTTTCTGGTACAGTTACATTAGACCATTTCTTTATCGATCCTGCCAATGTTCCCAAAGGTTCTGCAACTGTGGCTATTGCGGATGCTCCAAATCCTCCGAATGTAAACTTAGTAACACCGACAGCTAATTTACCAAGCTGTCCACCTAAGTTCTCAGGAAGCTTTAAGCCGCACCACTTTTTAAGCGAATCTGCGAGTTTTCCTAAAGGTTCTGCAACAGCGGATATAGATAAAGCTCCAAGCATAGAGAAGGTGTTTAATACACTCCCTATAGCCAATTCTCCAAGAGCAGCTCCCATTGCTGCTAATCCACGGCCTATTTCACTCCATGACATGGAGCCAAGTTTCTTAAGAGTGTTCCCTATTTCTTCAAGGCCTGTGCAAGCTAATGCTATAGCTCCTGAACCTAAAAGACCAGACAATCCAGCTAAAGTTCCAAGTCCTCCAGATATAGCAGCAACCTCTAATAAAGCTCCTCCCATTCCGGCAAGACCTCTAGCTATCTCGGCCCAAGATAAGACTCCAATTTCCTTAAGCGCATTTGCTATATCGCCAAGACTCTTACATGCTATTAATATTGTTCCTGCACCAAGTAATCCAGAAAATCCTGCGATTTTTCCTAATGCTCCAGATATACCCGCAATTAATGAAAGGGATGCGCCCAATCCTACTATACCTTTGCCTATGTCTCCCCATTCTATTCCTTCGAAGACTTTAAATGCATCGGTTATGTCACCAAGAGACTGAACGGCTAACAGTATCGATCCAGCACCTAATAATCCAGAAAATCCTGCTAGTTTTCCAAGAGCTCCAGTTATAACTGCTACTTCTGCTAAGGCTCCACCCATTCCGGCTAAGCCAATTTTGATTTCTTTCCACTTCATTCCGGAAAAGACAGTAAAAGCTTTTGCTACATCGCCTAATGCTTTAGCACCTTCGACTAAAGCAACAGCACCGACAAGTCCGCTTAAACCTCCTAATTTTCCAAGAAGAGCAGAAATAGTAGCTAATTCTGTTAAAGCGCCTCCAATTCCAGTCAATCCACGAGCTATTTCTCCCCAGGATAATTGACCTACTTTTACCAAAGCATTAGCAATATCTTCAAGAGATCTAGCACCTTCTACTATCACAGCAGCGCCTACTATTCCGGATAATCCTCCTAATTTGCCTACTGCAACCATTACAGCGCCTAATTCAACTAATGCTCCGCCCATAGCAGAAAGACCACGAGCTATTTCTCCCCAGCTCATCTTTCCTAACTTTTTAAGAGCATCAGCAATATCGCCTAACGATTTGGTCATTATTAATAGACCAATACTTCCAGTTAACGATTTAGCTCCACCAACCTTACTGAGGATCTTCATGGTTACAAGAAGCTCAGTAAGAGCTCCTCCCATAGCGGTTAAACCACGACCTACTTCGCCCCATTTCAACGATCCTAACTCAACAAGCGATTTAGACATCGTTTTCATAGCGTTAGCTAAAACAGTAACTGTTATTATTGCCGAAATGCTGACTTTAGATCCTTGTATTGCTTTAAGTCCGCCGACTAATATAAGCATACTTCCGCCAATGCCAGCGAGACCTTTAGCAACTCCTTCTAACGACAAACTTCCTATTTCTTTCATCGCTCCAGCTAAAATATCAATAGCTTTAGCGATTAACATCATAGAAATTCCGGCTTTGACAATACCTTTAGAAGGGAATATGTTTAAAGCCTTTGTTAATGATTTAAAGGATGTGGTCAACATACCAAACATAAGTCCCATTGCCATAAGCGATTTGCCTACGTCAACAGCATTTAATTCTGATATGGTTTTTAACGCATTAGAAAGAATAGCGATAGCCGATGCTATTGCTACCAATGATGCGACTTTTATACCTCCAGTAAATGCTTGTAAAGACTCATTTACGGAACCTAAAACATTAGAGAATTGCTCTAGGAATTTTGGTTTGGTGGTTCCTTTATCGCCATTACCCTTTCCGAATATAAGACCTAATAGTCCGCCACTAGTCATTTCAGACAAATCTTCAAATAGTCCTTTTAACTTCTTGGCGGCTAAGAATATTCCTCCTCCAGCTAAACCAGCGAAAATATCACTAAAAGATATGTTTCCTGTAACCCAAGAGAAGAATTCTTTTATGGTGGTCCAAATACTATTAACTACTTCTGCAACAGATCTTCCTATTCCAGTAAGTGCATCTCCTGCTCCAGATAAACCGCTTACAACTCCACCAATAACTTGCGCTATTCCTGAGAAAATACTTGTAAGCCCGTTAAGATTGAATCCGCTATTTATCGCAGTAAAGAAATCGCCTATACTTGCTGTTATGGTAAGTATTAAATCTAAAACCCCATTTACAGATCCAGAAGTGAATAAACTTCCTATGACTTTAGCTACTGCATTTATTATCTTTCTAAAGAAATCTACTATAGAGAATAATCCTTTGAATGTCCTTTTTAGCTTGTCTGCATTCTCATCACTAAGTTTAAAACCTTCGGTAAGTTTCTTAAGCCCTACACTAAAATCGTAAAGTTTCTTTGCTGTAATAGGTGGTATAACTTCTTTAAATGCTTGATGTATGGGTTTTACGACACTAACTAAACCCTCAAAAACATTTCTAATAGAATCTATTATTGCAGTACGACCGCCAAGATCTTTCCAACCCTGAAGAATCTTATTACGAGCCTCTGCTTGCTTACCTAAAATACCACCTATGGTATCAGATATCTCTGTTAAGAATTTTTTGGCTTCTGTAAAGTTACCAATTATAATTTCCCAACTCTGAGCCCATCCAGACTGAGCAGCTTCTTTTAAAGTGTCCCATAACTGTGTGAATGTTTTAACTTTTGTAGCTGCGTCATTCATAGCTTTCGCTTCTTTTATAAGAGCGTCGGCCTGTTTTTTAGTCCATTTACCGGAGTCCATCATGCTCTTCGCATATTCTTTAGCTCCGTCAACCGTAAATTTCTTAAGCGTTTCGTTAAGAACATCCGCGGTTATCCAGCCCTCTTGAAGTGATTCCCTAAATGAGCCATTCTTCTTAATCATGTCATCTACAGCAATACCATGATCCCTGGCGGTTGCCTTCAATGCTTCCTGGAATTTCTGACCACCCATTCCGGCGTTTACTACAGAGTTCCAGTCCATCAGTTTAACTGTACCGGCAGCCAAAGCCTGAGAAAGCTGATACATTGCTGTTGATGCCTGTTGTGAATTTGAACCTGAAGCTGCTGCCAAGTTAGCTATACCTTGAATAGCAGCCGCGGAGTCTTCAAGTCCAACACCTGCTGCTGTAAATGTACCAATATTTCTGGTCATTTCAGCAAAGTTATAAATAGTTTTATCGGCGTATGTGTTCAACTCGTCTAATACACGAGTTACGTCTTTCATTGTCGTTCCCTTGTTAGCGGTATTAGACATAATTGTCTGAATAGAGTTCATCTTAAGCTCGTATTCACTAAAACCCGTTTTAATAGGGTCTATGGTAAGAGCTTTAATCATTCTCTTTCCAGTATTAACTGCCGAATTAGTTATGTTAGCTAACGCAGTTACTCCAATTACCTGTAGAGCAGAGAATCTAGCTTTAACAGTCTCGACACCGTTAGCTAAACCTCCCATATCTATTTTGTTTGCTGCGTCGCCAACATCTTTAAGACCTTTGGCGGAGGCTGACATATTTAAGCTTTGCTTAAGCTTATCGAGAGAAGACATAGATGTGCTAATATTCGATTCGAACTGCTTATTGTCGAATCGCATTTCAACAACTCTACTGTCAACCATATTACTCATAAGTTAGTAACCTCCTTCCAAACGTCTTCTACAATTTTGTCAAATACAGGACGAATTGCCGGGTTTATGTAATCTCTTCCTTGTACCCAACCTCCTGTTCCGGTCCCATGACCATATTGTAAAATTATAGCTATAGGAACACCGTTGTTAATGTTCGAATTGTGAAATTCGATAGATGCTGAACTACCACTATGTTTAATTTTGTATTCCCAGGAACTAGCGGTTAGTCCAGTTTCAACAGGAGTAGCAGATGAAAGAGCGGCTACTCCCTCTCGACCATACTTGTCTAAAACACCGAGTTTTGCTGTTTCTTTTAGTCTTTCGAAATATCTGGTTGCTTTAGAGAAGTCGCCCTTACTGCTTAAAACTATCATATAAACTCCTCATTAACCTGTAGTATTAAGTTCCTTTTTTCTCGCAGCGTTTAGTGCTGCATTTCTTCTCATTAATTCTCCTTTGCTCAACTTTTTAGGAGGCTGATTCTTAATCTCGCAAACTCTTATCAAAGTTAGCAGACGATTTAAATGCCATTTTTGGCATTCGAACGGAATTTTAAATGAAATCATCCAATAATATATAAGCTCCGACGTTATTGTTTCTCTACTAAGACCAGGGTTTCTATTTGAGAAAGTTGTAGCAGTCATAGGAGCAGAAATATAATCATTGATTTCTTTGACGTTTTCTTCGCTAAGATAATAAAATATTTCTTGCTTAACGTCTTTGTTTAATACCATGCATTTTATATAGTCGAGAACCTCATCTTGTGTTTTATCTTCTTTACCAAAGAAAGATTTACACCATTTGGATTCCCATTTTGAAAGAGACACGAGAGAATGCTCTAAACGAAGTATCTCCTCTTTTCCAGACGAAGCCGGAACGTATATAAACTCTTGTTTACTCTCGTCCCACAACTCTTGCTTTTCTCTTGCTGGAATTTTAACCTTGATTTCTAACATTCTCTCCCTCCATTATTATCAAATTTATTTAATAGGTGAAATCTTAGAAGCGTCTGGTTCGAAATTAGGAATTATAGCTTCTGCAAATTCCGCAGCCTTTTCAGCATCAGTAACTAACTCCATAAACAGAGTGTTATATGCCTCTGTCTGTGAGAATGCTTCTGAAATCTCTTCAGACTTTATAAATCTCTTACCATCTGAACTCTTTTCACCATATGATTTAAGAATAATATCTTTAAAGATCTTCATTATCTCAACACCGTCCGGATCTCCGCTAAGTCTTTCGAGCTTAGACATTAGTCCACCTTCAGTACTAAGTTCCATCTCTACTAATTCAGATTTAGTAAGATTAAAGTAAAAATCTTCAGTTCTTTCGACACCGTTATAATCCGTATACGTAATAGTCTTCTTTAACATGTTATTATCTCCTTTCTAATTAAAAGAAAAGGGGCCCGCAATTAAGCGAAGCCCCCTAAAAATAGGTATTTGTTAACTTAACCTGCTGCGACTGCTCCAATAATAGTAGCAACTTCATCAGGAAGCGGAAGCTGTGCTTCTTCAGATTCTGATCCAAAGAGCTTTGCTTCAAGTGTTGCAAGCTTTTCTGCGTCAACCTCTGTTGAATCGATTTCGATATGTGAAGTTGGCTTAAAGTTTGTAACTTCTACAGGAGTAGTTGTGATCTCCCATGAGAATGTAATAGCCTCTGGTGAGTCATTAATTGTAGCATAAGCCTTTTCGGACGGAGCTGCCAGACATCCATAAATAAGATGCAGCTTGTAACCGTGGTCATTATTGTCGACGTCATTTCCAAGAGTTGTCTTATATGCCAGACCGAATGACTTACGAGGCTGCTGTCCGATCTTCACTCCTTTAGCAAGTTCTGCTGATCCATCGCAAGCAGCAAACTCTGCCGGATATGTATAAGCCTCGACAGTTGCTCCAAACTCTTCGTTTGAAATCAGATTGAGATACTTAATGTCATCAGCATAAAGCGGCGTTGCTTCCGCTCCAGAAGGACTCTCAGTTATAGCAGTGATTCCGTTCCAAGGTACTCCCTTAGGATATGTGCCTGCGCTATCTCTTACATAAAGAGCGCAATTCTTAACACCAGTTTCATAAAAACGTTCGCCAGTCTTGTCCCAAACAAGTTTAGCCATAGTTTATTTCCTCCTTACCAATATATCGTAAGTACATCGTGGTTGAGATTATCGGCTTTATACCCTCTATCATATGAACAATAAGGAAGCTCTAATAATTTGTCGATAACCGGATTGTCCGGTTTTCTATCAATCACAATTAACTCATATCTTATGTTTTTAGAGTAGATAGAATTATCGGCACGTTTGACATCTATTCTACTCTTAGAATATCGTATTGCCGGGTACTCCATCTTAACAGACTCTGGAGGTTGGTAATATACACTCTTACTTCCTAATAACTCTTCGAGTTTTTCTTGCAGTTCAAGCCTGCTAGCCATTGTATACACCCCCAATAGTCAATATAAGTCTTGGATACCGTACCTCGACATTGCTAATCTTCCACTTAGCGCCCATAAATTTTATGTAGCGCATTGCGTGAAAGTTTTCGTAGGCGTATGGGTCGGCTACTATACTAACCTCATTAGAAATATTAATGTTATCATTAACACCTCCAGAACCTTCTAACCTACGAGTATTCTTAACTAGCTCACCAGAATATTGTATCTCGGTTTTCTGTTCTTCCCACATGCCTGGTTCGGTTTCTACTGTCTTAACGTAGCCGATTGTCCCATAAAATTTCGCCATTTTGAATTTCTCCTACTAATTTAGTTTTTAGCCTGATACTTCAGATGATGAAGCTGGTTCAACAGGTTCTTCCAGAGCGATAGCTGAGTAAACCTTAGTCAGTGCTCCAGACAGTCTAGTTTCCATCAGATACTTATACTTATTGAAGTCGATGTCGAAGTCGTCAAATCTAGTGATCTCCCCGCCTCTAGTTGAACCGAATGTGTAGTCTGACAGATTTACGAACAGACCGAGAAGCTTCTTAGTTTTTCCATCTGTTGTAGTTCTAGTCTTACCTTCGAACTGTTCAATAGTAACGATTGAGTTAACATTCAGTGCAGCTGCAAGGTCAGTCTTAGAATCATAGATTCTTCTACCATTAAGGTCTCTAGCCAGAAGCATTACGTTAAGCAGATGCGGTGTGCAGTACAGATCCGGAGTTCCTGATCCCTTATACTGTTCTCTTGAGTACAGAGCTGCAGTGATAATAGCTTCTGCATAGATGTAGTTCTCACCAAAGTTAGCTCCTGTGTTTGTTCCCTGAAGTTCAGTTCTAGCTGCTTCGATATCAACATCCTGATGGATTGTATACAGATCAGCATCGTTCCAGATTGACTGGATGTGTGCTTCGTGGATCTTATCAGGATCTGATTCTTCTCTTCCGTCACCGATAAGAGCAGCAAGAGCCAGTTCTTCTTCCATCAGATGGCGCATAAGAGTCCACTGATAGTTAACTACATCAAAGTCAGTGATGTCGATGATGTCATCTCTATGCATCTCATCCTTGATGTATACAGTCTGAGGGTCGATCTGTCTTCCGAGCAGCTTAATCTGTTCCATGAGTTCCTTCTTGTCGCCCTTCTTCTGGTAACCCTTTGCTCTAAGTTCTGCGATCCTAGCGTCTGCCTGTCTAGTTCTGATTCTGCTGATAGGTGACTTATGAATCTTTGACATTACACCTGAGATCCATGACTGGTCTCTTTCGAGCAGCTCAGGAGCGCCCTTCTTAGTCAGCTCATATTCAGGGAACAGCTGTTCAAGTGCAGCGTCTTCAAATCCATGAGCAAGAAAGTCATTCTCTTCTGCATAAATTTCCATTGCCTGCTTCAGGCTACCGCAGCTGCTCTTCTTAGCCAGATCAATGATTGCTTCCTCATCTGCGTGGCTAAGGTAGTTTTCACTGCCCATTTCGTACATATCGTCAGTGTCGAAAACGTTGTGCTTCATATTTCCATCTTCTCCTTCTTCATCTTCTTCATCTTCTACACCGGCATCCTCAAGTGCCTGTCCAATCATTGCATAAACAACAGTCTTCTGTTCTTCAGTAAGTTCATCAAATACATCTTTTACGGTCTTTTCACCTTCGGGTGCTTTGTTCATATTTTCTTCCATATTGTCCTCCTTTTTAGGTTCCTCTTTCTTAGGTTCTTCTGAATGATAAAGCATAATATTCTCATCATATGATGCGATAAGAGTATCTTCTTCGTCATCTCCATGAGCCATAACAAAATCTACAAATGCTCCAGGATTTGCTCCTGCGAGAACGAGACTCAATTCACGAATATTTCCGTGAATAACATCGTTACCCATCTGCTTGAGTTTGTTAGCCCAAATGGAAAGAGATCTTACATCTCCATTTTGAACTAATTTCTTAGCAACCTGTCCCTGCTCTGTGTCATTGAATTTTCCATATGCATATACACCATCGTCACGATTTTCGAGTAACGCATGGCCAAGTACTGCATTAGGGTCATTGTGCTCATGATTCCAAACAAGAGGAACAGTAACGCCATCATTCTGTTTGAAAGCGTTTTTACGAATAGTTCTACCATCTCCGCAAAGAAGATCGTTTCTGGTAGCCCATCCGCTAAAGTCGTAATTACTCATACTCGTACTCTCCTCCTTCGTCGTAATATTCGGTCATTCCATCTTCACCTTGCATATCTTGCATACCTTGCTGATCATACATCTGTTGTTCATCTGGATGATTAAGATTACTATTTCTAAGTTCATCAGCCTTAGGATCGCTAGATGGTTTTAAGCCGATAACTTGTCTAAGCTCGTTAGATGTCATGATTTCGTTTCTTGTAAACTTATCAGCTATATCTGCCATGTTGTTTACAGGAACAAGCTTAAACGGATCTTTAAAGTATAGGATGGTTTTGTTTTGTGACCGAGATGTTACACTTAAGAACTTTCGTTTCATTTCATCTGCAATGGCTGATGCGATAACTTCTATTACTCTACTGTTATAGTTGAGCATTGTTTTCTCATCTGCTGTGCCATCCATGATACTTTGGTTAACGCATAACTGACTGTAGAACATATCACGAAGATACTCTATCTGACTCATAAGATTGTTCTCTACAGAACGATTCAACTGAGTAATCTTCTCTGTTCCATCGGTATATGCGATACCATACTTAGAACCGGCCAATTGCATCTCTATGTCTTTTCGCCTATCTTCAGCCTGCTTTTTCCTAGCCTCTGATTTAATCACGTAAGGTAACTGAACAATCAAATCCAACTTTCCAGAAGCCGTTTGTTCATCTGTCGCATCCAATAAAGCTAATTTTCTTATCAGTCTCTTACCTGTTGAGTTAGGCTCATTCATAACGGCATAGAAAGGGTTTTCAATTATAGCGGTATCACTTTTAGCTAAAATCAAATCCTCTTTCCGTCCGGTTCTTTCATTATAAAGATTTACTTTTACATGCTTCGGGTACCACTGTATTATCTTTCCTGTTCTCATTGACAAAATATCGTAAGAGTCTGTTTTATTAGGATTACGTGTTGTCTCAACAGGGACTATAGCAACAGCACCTTCGTCGAACATTGACAGAACTACATCCTGTATAAACGATCTTCCGGTCTGGTCAATATTTGCCCCAAGATTCAAACACTCGTTTAATCCACTATCAATACTCTCTACGTATCTTCCTTGGTCGTCAACTACACAATGTTGGAAATTAATACTAGCTACATCCAAAGCTATTTTATTATATACAGAAGTGACAATCGAACGTTCGTTCCCTCTACTAAGTCTCGGTCTGTCAGGTCTCTCTGAATAACTAGGACCTGAATATGTATAAGTATTTGGGACGGTCGGGTCACGACTGAAGAAAGCATTAAAGGCATTCTTAAACCTAGAGCTTAATGATTTCTCCATTTTGAATTTTCCTCCTTATTACTTTCCGCACTTCTTGCCTTTACCCTTTCCTTTGCTTTTCTTTCCGCCTTTGCAAGCCATGCGATTCACCTCCTTTTATTACCATTCCACTCTAAAACTGGATCCACGATTGTTTTTAATTGTGTTGTAAGTACTTCTCGCATTTCTAAGCGACTTTCTTCCGTTTTTACGTCTATAATCTAGTACATTTTTAGCAGCCTGTGCTGTACTAGTTCTATTACGAGTGTCCATGTAAGCATTTCTAGCTCTATTACCAGAGAAAGCTGTTTCCTGAACCATTCCTTTAACAGCTCCACCTTCTTGCATTAATTTAGCTCTCTTATATAACCCAGAAACGGTTTCGTTTTGGAATCTCTTTTCTGCCTGTTCATATGCTTTCTTTCCTGCTATACTGGCATTAGTATCCTTAACATACTTACTGACTTTATAAGCACCATAAACGGCTAAAGCAGTACCAGCAACAGCAGCTCCGGTTTTTAATGCTTTTGCTCTTTTAGCGCTTTTAGCTTTGTATTCTGCGGTTTGTTTATATTGAACTTTAGCCTGCGCTTTAGCATTAGCTGCCTGCTGAGCTCTTTCAGCGGCTTTTAACTGTTTATTCTTCGCAGATTTATTCATACTTGCTAGTGTTGGGTTAGATTTTCTGTATGCTCTTTCATTAATACCAAAGACTTTTGCGGCCATTCTATGTCTTGTTGCGCCCATTGAAAACGGCTGAGCTTTTCTATGACCCCATCTCATACCAGGTACACCGTAATGTGCTAAGTAATCCTTCTCACTGTATGTCATTAAATCACCACCTATTTTTATCGACCTCGATATACTTTCCTTATATCTTTCTTGGATGTTAATTCAGAAACATCCATGTTCATAAGATTTTTATTTCTCTTTGCCCATTGTTTAGCGTTGTTTTGATATCTTTTAGCGTCAGCATTATTTTCATTAATAAGTTCTTTAACTTTTTGTTTACTATTGCCATAATCTATTACATCATTTATAAGTCTGTCTCCAGATGTTCTATAACTTCTGGAATATGTAGTCGATCTACCAGTTGCATCCGTATAGGTAAATGTATTTTTTTGTTCATATTTACGAGCTCTTTCTTCATCAGTTGACGACTTCCATTCTCTATATGCTTCACTTTTTGTTCCGTTTTTCTTAAGATCTTTTACAATGTTCATAGCTCTTTTAGCGCTATTTCTATTTGATGCAGCTTTTCTATCGGCTTTATTAACAAGCTTATTTCGATATTTTTCCATCTTAGCCTGTTTTTTTCTACCAGCATTTGTCAGACTTCCATCCGCATTCTGGTATCTACGAACACCCCATTTCTGGCCTTTTACACCGTAATGCATTAGCTCATCTTGTCTCATTTACTCACCTACTTTTTCTTACGAACTCCACTCATATAAGCTTTTCCTATGTTTATACTGTCATAATAATAGTTTGATTTATCAACCAATGCGCTAAAAGATAAACCTTTTATTGCTAAGTTACGAGTAACATCAACGCCTCTTTTTATCTTATAATTAGCGTTTGATCCACTTATAAATGCATTGGCAGATCCGTTAATAACATGTACTGCAAGTTTTTTAGCCGCTCTTTTTGTTGTATATTTAGTATAGTTATTAACTTGTGCACCTATATAACCTCGATCTCTTACTGATTGTTTAGCCTTTTCGTATCTATCTGCTTTCTGTTTTGTATAGGCTTTGTCTACTTTTCTAGTAACCTTAGAATATGTGTTTTTAAGTTTAGCTCCTTTTGACCTGCCACCAGAACTTGATGAGCTAGCCTTTCTATGCCCCCATTTCATACCAGGAACACCATAATGCATTAATTCGTCTTGTCTCATTTGTTCACCTCTTAATCGAACGCATCTCTATTTATCTTGAACGCAACAAAGGCATCCATCATAGCTGCCACTGCGTCGATCTTAGCGTCATATCTCTTCTTCAATAGCTTCCTGTTTCCATTAGTATCTTCCATAACAATGCAGTTACCCATCGCGAAGGTCATGAGCTCCTCGTCGAACAGAAGGAGTCTCTCTTCTGAAAGTTTCTTCAACTCTCCTAGAGGGACTGACTCTGTTTTAGCTCCCTGAATAACTTTCTCAATACCAAAAGGCCCGTTTTCACTTTCCCAACGGGCTACAAACTCTTTAGCATTGTAAGGGTCAAATCCAAAACATCTAACGTCGTACTGTCGTTCTATAATGTGAGCGTCAAGATCTTCGTAAACTTCCATCATGTCCAATACAGTTCCTGGCATAACTATCAGACTTCCTTCATTCATGAATTCCTCGTATTTCATTCTCATAGCCGAAGGAAGTTTCTTTAAAGTCATCTCTGTAATATAGTTACGAGTCTTAACACCGAACTGATCGTTAGAAAGCGGGAATAAGAATGTAAATGAACAGAAGTCGTCTCCCTGCGAAAGGTCTGCTCCAAGGGAACATGGCATACTCCAGAAGTCTCTTCTCCTATGAGGAAGGGTCTCTTCGTATGTGAAGTAATATGTGTAACCTTCCATCGGTATTCCAAATCTCTTTGCAAGAATATCATTCCTTGTCGCAGGAGCTTTCTCTGCTCTTTCTACATCAAGCTGATATACTTCATAAGTTACTGTCTGTCCAAGATTTGGATTTGCCTTTCTCCACATGTCAGGATTTGCAACCTCGTCAACACTATCAAGACAGTACCACCAGATTGATACATGAGGGTTATAATAATCTCCCTTTAGTATCTCTGCTAACTCCATTTTGATTGTGTCGCCGCTTCCGTTACGAACGGTACCTTCTGAACTCATCGCAACTATTAGGTAGTCGTCATTCTTAGAAGCTCCCTGCTCAATAGCGCCTATAGGATCTTCTCTTACATCGCCCGAAAGCCATTCGTCGACGGTAGCAATCTTACATCTCAGTCCTTGAAGCTTATCGATAGACATTGGTCTTACCTCAAGTAATGATCCGGTTAAGAAGTTCTCAACACCTTTCTTAGTAGATGCTAACTTTACTCGATTAGCTTTTGAGCCTGTTGTGTTCTGTAAAGAACCCTCAGTTAAGAACTGAAACAAAGGTCCTCTTGCTCTTGTTATGGATGTCTTTATAGGCGACATCATCTCCTCAGCCTGTTTCATTGTAGGAGCAGTAGTTATCTGATGGGTTGTGGATGTGTCTACGTTAAGGAAGTAACTCTGTATACAAGAACCGTACATAGATTTAGCAGCACCTCTGGCTACTATTAGGTATTGCTTGTTAACGAGTCGCTTCTTAATCTGTTTAGTCACATAGTGGCCACCATGTCCATCAGGATTCGGTTCGTACACACTTCTCTCCACAAAGTAGTACCAACCAAATATCTGCTCTGACCATAGTTTGAATGAATCCAATAGATGTAGGTCTTCTCCATCTGTCAATGTAAGTTCATTCTCGCAATAATTAATAAAACCCTGGATCGCTTGGTCGTCATACCAAATTCCAGGGTTCGCTATTAACGAGTCTATTCGATTCATCTCCATGGAAATATATCTGTTTACAGGTATTTCGCCTCTAAGTACGGCATCTCGAAACATGCCGTAGTATTTTGGCGTTGCTGTGTTCGATAATGCCATAGTTTTCTCCTTTTACCAATGTGTTTTAAATAAGCATTACATGCCATTAAGTAGTTTTTTATTCGCCTTAAGTACTCTTGCTGCAAAGGCTTTAGCAGTTACGTCGTCATATCCTAAATCTTTTAAATATGCCACGTTCAAATCATTGCCATATTTCTTTAGATATGCTTTTGAATATTCTCGTCCCTTCGATGAAATGCGCACTGAGGTATCCAAATCTGGAGAATATATAGATTTTCGTATTGTTTATCATACTGATATAGATCTATTGCGCCTTTTTCAGCCTTTTTGTCTAATTCAGTCATTTTCTTCACAGCCCTCTTATATTCGTCGCTGCTGCGATATTTCTGAAGATCCTCACGATATCTGTCTTGCGCCGCTTTTGAATTCTTACCAATCGTGTTATTTACATTCCATTTATTCGACCAGTTAGATTGATCAGCTCTTGCTTTCTTGACTTGCTTATATAAACTTTTCTGTAATTTATCATCGGACATTTTACCATAGCGTTTAATACCAGCTTTAGTCAAGCTTCCATCAGCATTCTGATATCGTCTCACACCCCATTTCATACCTTTTACGCCGTAATGAGCTAAATAAATATCGCTAGCCAAAATAATCACCATCCTCTCTTAGCTCTAAGAGCAGCATCAGCATATACGTATGCCGTACGCATGTTACTCATACTATTTACCGTCTTCTTTCCGAGGTCAATCATTCTACCAGAATTGTTGTATAATGCTGCTATAGTACCCATTCCTCCAGCTATAGCTCCAGCTACTTTTATGCCTCTCTTTATAGCGCTAGGATTATTTTGACGGTATTTGTTTTCGAGTTCCTGCCTCTTGTTTAGTTCGCTCAACTCTTTATTAGTCATCTGACTAACTTTCTTCTTTTTTATCGTGTATGCTCTTTTAGCATCCTTACTCCAGCCTTTTGTCTTGTTGGACTTTCTCTTCTTTCCGGCGGCTGTTAAAGTACCGTTTCGATTCTGGAAACGTCGAACTCCCCATTTCTGTCCTTTAATGCCATGGTGAGATAAATACTCCTGGCTCATACATCCACCTCCTCTCCTACTCTACAGGATGATCGACTCTAGAATTAAGTCGCCACTCAATCTCGCTGATTTGCTTCTCAAATAACTCTATTACAGATGAGCTTAGAGGTGGATCAAAGATTAGCTTGACTTTCAAATATATGTAAGTCTTAACAGCTTCGAACTGTTTTATGTCTTCAATGAAATCAGACCATACTTCTTCGCTGCTTTTTATAGAGAACCCTTCTTTAGGTCCAACTCCAATATCCGTAAGATGCATGATAGCAGTGTTTATATGAATAATTATGTCTTGGTCGAAATATGTGTAATCTTGGGTAGGGCCTAAAAGTTTCTTTATAGTATCTAATATGCTATCTGTATACTCCATAATAATTCTCCTTTATGGCAGCTTAGTAATATACTCCTTCATACAGAATCCTTCTGTTCCGCTTTTAGTACGAACTCTGTACCACTCCTCTGTGGATCTCTTCTCGTTGATTTCAACAGTAGATCCTTCTTCGATAACTTCTCTTATGTCTGAAGTAAGGACTGCTCCTCTTCTTACATTAAGCTTAACGCAATCTGTAACCTTACCTTTCACAACAGATTCAACCTCAACAGCTTCTTCAGTCTTTTCTTCCGGTTCACCTGCTACTACTTCTTCGATCTGTTCCATAATCTTTTCGTCCTTCATAATTTCCTCCTATCTCCACGGGCATGTATCATTTTGACTTCGCTCTGTTGGTAAAGAGTAAATCAAACTATCATCGCCGTAGTGGATTGCATCATGTGTTCTTTTTATTGTTGTTATCAAGTATTCAGGGTTTGTTACAAGCTCGCTTTCTTCTAAGATGTCTTGTTTGGTTATTGGATTCATGTGATGAACATAAATTTTTACTCCATCAGGAATCTCTCTGTCGTAGCAAGCAAGATCACAACCATGATCTCGAATGATAACCTCTCTCCTTATATCTTTCCATATATCACTTTTGTAAAGTATCTGGTTTAGATATCTGTCGAAACCGAAAGTCTCTTCTCCAACCTTTCCTCCAATTCGTAAATACTTGTATCGATCTTCAAAAGTTGGAAGTCTCATCAGTTCCGAATAAGTTTTAATATTCATTTGGTTCACCGTTGCCGCTATAGTTCCGCATCGCATCGAGAGCTTCTTTGTAAAGCTTCTCAACTTCCTTAGCGGATTCCATAGCCTCCGTCCTAGCTTTTAGAAGTTCGTTTTCTCTTCTGAGTTTCTCGTTTTCTAGTCTAGCTTTATCGGAACCTCTCTTAACGAATTCAGTTATAAGCTGAGACGAAGCAGTACCATCTCGTAATTGCTGCTCAGCTAAGTCCATTGCCAATGCGATCATCTGATTCTCCTTGGCTTCTGGTGTTAAAGCAGGTCTAGACTTGCTTTTAGCCGAGTCTTTCACTTTAGCCACGGCACTACCTCCTCTCTTTTGTAATAGTTTTGTAAGTTTTTCCGGTGGATAGAATATACTTTTGCTTGTGCTAGGTATAGTTTTTATAGAGATCCGTAACACTTTTTAATCCTATACGAAAGGAGAAAAATATAAGAAGTATGAACTTAAACGTATTACTGATGGCCCTGACAAAGTAATCTGTTTGCTGTGTACGGACCTCTATAAAAACTATACCGACCCAAAATATAAATTTTCCCCCGGGGAATTTTCAAAGAGATCGGAAGAGCGT